ATGCGGCTTTCTTCATTTTTATGGGGAATGGAAAACATGTCTGCAAAGATCTATCGGCCAGCCAAAACTGCAATGCAATCTGGAAAAGCCAAGACGCATTTGTGGGTTCTTGAGTTTGATGCGACCGAGCCGCGTTCCATTGATCCGATGATGGGCTACACCAGCTCTGGTGATATGCTCCAACAGGTCAAGCTGACATTCGAAACACTTGAACTTGCTGAAGCTTACGCAAAGCGCAACGGAATTGAATATCGTATTATTCATCCCAAAGAGGCGCACCGCCAGGCGGTTTCCTACTCCGACAATTTCCGTTTCAGCCGCACCCAGCCTTGGACGCATTGATCGTTCAGTAAAATGCTGAACGGCTTGATTAACAGACCAATCCGGCCCCTTAGCTCAGCTGGATAGAGCACCTGCCTTCTAAGCAGGTTGTCGCAGGTTCGAATCCTGCAGGGGTCGCCAATCTTTTCAACGTGTTGAGCGATTTGTGAAAAGAGCGGTTTGGAGAAAATTCCAAACGGTTTGGAGCTTTGTTCATTTTTCATTCGCTTCCAGCTTCAAAATCACCACGTCGCCTTGCTCCAAATCCTCGGCCAGATAGTGGGTCTCCAGCACACTGTGAACGTCCTTCGTTGTGTGGCCTGATGCCTTTGCGATGTCCTCAATTGAGGCCCCGGCGCGTCGTGCCATGGTGATGAAGGTTCCGCGCAAGTCGTGGAATGTCAGCCCGGTGATGCCTGCCTTTTTGGCCGCTTTCCCCCATGATGTTTTGAAGCCGCTCGATGTCCACGGCTGGCCTCTCTGGTTGGTCAGAATGGTCAGTGTCGGCAATTTGCGGGCTTCGTTTTCTGCTCTTAGCCGGTCCAGCACTTTGCCGAGGCTGCCGGATACGAGGATGGCAACACGCCGCCCGGTTTTGCCTTGCTTCAGGCGGATGTGCTTCCCGTCATAGGCCGACCATTGCAGCCGCAATAGGTCGCCCTGGCGTTGCCCGGTCCAGATGGCCAGTGTCAGCGCGTCGGAAAGTTGGCGGGATGCCGTGGCTCGAAATCTGGCCAGATCTGGCGGAGTCCAGATGATCTCGCGGCGGGTGCCGGTTTCGGCCAGCCGTCCGGCGTTTGTGCACGGGTTCCGCTTCAGCTTTTCAATATGCACGCCAAAGGCCATGATCCTTTGCAGGATTGACCAAGCGATGTCGGCGGCGCGTGGCGTGGCGGACATGCTATCGCGCCATTCAAGGAAAACCGCGCGTGAACCGGTGGCCTCAACGGCCTTGATGTCCATATCGCCAAATTCGATTTCAATGGTTTTTAAATAGGGCAGGTAGGTAGTGCGGGTCGATGGCTTCAGCCTCGGCAATTCCCGGCGCTTATAGAGCGAGATCAGATATGCCAGCGTATTCGAATCGGGCTGGGATTTATCGCGGCTGAGGCGGCGAAACTCCTCCACAAATTCCGGTGTGCCATATTTGGCACTCATGCGTGGGCCGGCCTTCCATGCATAATAGTAGTCGCGCTTGCTGCCATCAGCCAGCAATTTGCTTGTCTTGTGCAGCCCCTTTAGCTCGACGCGCATCCCGATTCCTTTTCCACTTCTCAAGGGCATCTTCTGGCGTTGTCTTTTCCTCGATGCCAGAGAGTCTGTCTATAGCGCGGTCCAGCGCGACCTTATCCCACCGATGGGTGCCGGCCAATGGGCCGGGGATTCGGTTTTCCCGAACCCATGTGTTGAATTGCGCTGGCGAGAGGCTGCAATATTGCGCGGCTTGCGCTTGCGTGAAAAGTCGTGGTGCCGTCATCCTTCCGCACCTCCCACCTCTTTGTTGAGCAGCATTACAGCCACCTTCGTGCCCGCTTGGCATGGTGCGGCCATGATGATTTCGCGGTTGGCAATGGTGAAGCTGGCCTTGCAGCCAAAGGCCACCGTGGCGCAGCCCTGGGCGATATTGATGTCCATTTCGACGCGATCAGACCCGCAGCATGGGCAACGGTTTGTATTTTGGAGCTTATTGGCATGGCGCGGGGTCATGGGGTTTCTTCTCCAAACTCATCAACATATGCTTTGGCAAGCGATCTCGCGGACGCCCAAGACCAATCGTAATCTGGGTGACCAAATGGAGCCCCGATGTAATCGAACAATTCTCTGGAGGCGTCTCGTGGTGAGTAATCAGCCCATCGTTTTTTGACGTGAAACCAAAAGGCCATGGTGAAAAGGAAGCGGCTCATCACTGACCCTTTCCTTCTTTAAGCGCTGCCCGCTTTTCAGCAAGCTGATGCTGCAACACTAGAATTTCCCATTCCTCTTTTTCGATGGGTTGAGCGCCATCGAAAACAGGCTTAAAGGATTTCACGGCATCGCCAACCACATGGCCATATGCTTCATGCTTGGCCACGATGGCGGCAATATCTGGAATATAGAGGGCAAAAGGCCCACTTTCAGATAGCCAGAGAAAGCCAATGCCAGAAGAGAACCCGCCACCGATAGCCTCCCAGCCTTCACCGCTGTCGGTCGTATAATCAAGAGTTGTTGGAACGCAGAGGGCCTTTGCTATGTCGTAGCCCCGCCTGTCGTAGCCTTTGTTGGCAAGGAATCGACGGTGCCATTCTGTGTTTTTTTTCGGTGCGCAGCCGCCGTGTTTGTTTGGCGTTTTGAAATCCGGATGTTTTTTGCCATCAAAGATGACAGCGCAAATTGCACCATCAAGAATATGTTCTTGAAATTCTGAAGCGCCCAGCTCGGCGGCAATGGCGCGATTGCGTTGACGGCTTTCTTCGCGCGCCTTGATATGCGCTTTGCATAGTTCGAGGACAGTGCCGCCAGTCACCAAAAAATACAGGCTTTCTTGCTTGCTCATGGTTTTGGCTCCAGCTTGAGTTCGCGGATTGTTTCGGCAATATCTGCGCCATCTGGCCAAACATACGTTCCGGTTTCTTGATCCCGCTCTTCTGCAGCGCATGCTGCATCTTCCAGCGCGGTTTCTCTGGTTTGGCGCAAGGCTTTCATCGCCTCAATCACCGCCAAAGCTTGCGCTTTGGCATCGTCAAGCGCATTATGGTGTGTGCCAAATGGTTCAATCTCAACCCCGGCAATGTCCAGCAATGTGCGAGTGTCGCGCATTTGCTTGTAATTCCAAGGGCAAATGAGCTGAGTTACGCGATAAGCGGATTCAAGAAGAACAAGATCGAACGCCGGGCCGTGAGCCCATACTCTGTTGGGCGCAATATTCGTGACGAAATGGGAAAGTTCCCAAAGGCAGGTGTTGATATTGTACCCTTCTGCAAACGTGCTTTCTCTGGCTTCAGCGGTTTTTTGCATCCACCACAGAACAGTTGAGGCGTCGATGGTGAGCCCTGCCTTTTCTGCGCTGACCATATCAACCACAACATAAAGTTCTCGGCCAAATTTGCCGGTGATTTGGTCAAATTCAACGGCCCCAATGCTGGCAATAACGCTTCCGGGGCGGGTGCCAAGCTTTTCAATGTCGATCATGATGTCGTTCATGGCTTGAGCTCCTGTTTCGTTGAATCTGACGGATCGAACCCCGGAAGTGGGCCGCGTCCGTGTCTGGTGGCGCGTTTGGCGCGTATTCGGGCAATGGTTTCTGGCTGCTGCATTTTTTGCAATTCGTCTTCTGCCGCCGCCATCACATCGATGCCCGCAGTGATGCCCAGCGAAAATGCAGTGAGGATCTTTGCGCCGAGCTCTTTTCTCGGATCGCCAACCGGGCGGCTGAATGTATAATCGACAAGCGCCATGGCTTCGTCGCGGCTCATGCCAAATGCCTGGGCCGTTTCCATAGACTGCTCCAGCGCCCGCGCGTTGCGCTCGGTGATGTCGGTTGGATCGTCGTGGAAAAGCGCGTGGTGTGCTGCCGCAACGCGCTTTTGATAACTTTCCGTGGCGTAAGTGGGGTTGGCAAATACGGAAAGAATGCGATTTGAGGCAGCCCTTGTAACGCCATCAAGAGTGGGCCACTCTTTGGGCCCGTGGGTGTCTCGTCCAAGCGTTTCCCGATATTCGTCAACGGCATCTGTAATTTCTTGTATCAGCTTTTCAGCTTTCAACTCTTCGGCTGCCGCTGATGATGCGCCAAAATCTTTAAGCGCAAAATCCCGATCCGCGCCTTTATCAACATCGAAGGCCGTCAGCAGCCATTGCGGTTCCGGGTGCCACTCGGTTGACCCAAACCAGACACGCTTGGGCTTAATGGTGCGTTGAGATGTTTCGCCGCGATAATTGGTGTAGGTCAGGGTTATGGGCTGCGCTTCTAATGCTGCGCCTTGCTCTTTTGTGGTGAAGTCCGGGTGAATGCGTTCACCTCGCTGGTGGATCATCATTGCAAAGTTCATCACGTCGAGCGGATCACCTTTGTCAACGTGTTCACGCAGCAAGAGTGAGAGGAATTCGTTTGAGCACTCGTTTTTGTCATCCCATCCACCGCGGCCCTCGGCCCGCTTCGCTGCAAGTTTCGCTTTCATAGCCGCAGCAAATTGATCCACTGCAATATCGTCCGAATGTGCTGCGGCTGTCTGTGCAGGCGGCGTTGCACCGGCAGATTCAAGCCTCGAAAGTTTGCGTTTGTAATTATCAAGTTCTGGATCTGGCATCATCTCACTCCTCAAATTCGCATCGGCATCAGCACGATGAGGTTTTCTTGGTGGTCGCCATCGGCGCGTAGAATGGCTGGGCTGCCGGCGTCGGCCATGGCAAAGGTCAGCGTGCCTTCGGGCAGGCTGTCGATGGCTTCCAGCAGGTATTTGCCGTTGAAGCCGGATTCGATTGTTAGCGGGCCATCAAAGGCAATGGTTTCCTCGGATGATCCGGCGTCGGGGTTGTTGACGCTCATGCGCAATTGGCTATCGCCAAAGGCAAGTTTCACGCCCCGGCTTTTTTCGCCGCAGACGGTCATCACGCGGTTGATGGCGCTCTGAATGGTCTTGCCTTCAAACTCGGCTATCTCGGCCCCTGCCTGCGGGATAACGCGCTCATAGGCCGGAAAGGTGCCGTCGATCAGCTTGGAAATCAGCTTCATGCCGGGCATGGTGATAGCAATTTTGGAGTCGTCGGCTTCAACGGTGACATCGCCATCCTTGGGTAAATGCTTCTCCAGCACGCCCACGGTTTTGCGCGGCACGATGATGCCGCCCGGTGCCTCGCCATCAATCGAAACCCAACGTTTTGACAGCCGGTGGCCGTCTGTTGCTACCAGCAGCGCGCCATCGGCTCCGGCGTGCATATAAATGCCGTTGAGGTAATAGCGCGTCTCCTCGGTTGAAATGGCAAAGGACACAGCGCTGATGGCGGCTTTTAAGGCTGCGGCCGAGACTGTGCAGCGTTGTGGCGTGCTGCGCTCAAATGCGCTGATGCTGGGCAGATCATTAATCGGCAGCACTTGCAGCGTGAAACGTGAGCGCCCGCTTGAAACCTCGGCTGGGCCATAGGCATCTTTCAGCTTGATTTTTACATCCACGCCATCGGGCAGTTTTTTGACGATTTCGAGCAAAAGCCCGGCTGGAACCGTGAATGGGCGAAAATCAGTTGCCAGATCGGCCTTGCACTCAACAATGCCTTCCATATCCAGATCGGTGGCGCGGATCTGCAAGCCGTTTGGACCCTCTTCAAAACCAAGGTTGGCGAGAATGGGAATGGTGTTGCGGCGCTCAACAATGTCTTTGCTGAGTTGCAGCGCGGCAATAAGCGTGGATTTGCTGGCGGTGATCATGCTGCAACCTTATCAATGTTGGATTGGATGACGCGGAATGTGTAGGCGGCAACCCATGGGTTGGATTCCCATGCGCCGGGGCCGTTGATGTCGTCCCATAACTGCTCGTAAATAGACCGTGCCGGACCTATGTGATTTGGGTTGAGACTTTCGTCGTCGGGTTGGCATCCTTCAGCAACCGCATCCGCCTCGCTGATGCTCTGCAATCTCTCAACACGCACGTCAGTGACGATCAGCGTGAGGCGCGATGCCCAGCGCGGCATAAAGATAGATGATCGCCAAGGTGGTCTGCCTGACCTGTCAAAGCATTCACGAAAAAGGGCGGCAGAATATCCATCAGAAGGATGCTCGGTTTGCGCAATTGTACCGGTGCCAATGCTCATACGGTACGCAAGGCGTGGCACAATCGCGTGAGCTTCTTTCACCCAAAGCCGATCTGCGATAGAAATGCGGACTTCGCTTTCAATATAGTTGCGCGTGCATGGTGTTCTAGGCGGGTAAATCTCTTGGCCCCAATTCCAGACTTTCCCAAATCTATCGGTAGAGCAAAAATTTCCCATATTATCAATAAATGGTTGCGGCTTAAGAGCGCGCCGAGTTTGCGTTTTGCGCCCTTCCAGCAAAGCGCGAACCATGGGCGCGCTGAAAAGAATTGGCCGGTCCGCCATCAGTGCGCTCCGTGGCATGGTTCAAAGCGGCCATTGCCGTTTTCAACGATGAAGCGATATGGAAATTCTTTCTCGGACCACCACCAGCATTCGACTTCGTAGGAGCCTGGCTCAAGGCGCTTGCGGTCATTGCCAGACCCAACAAGTTGCTCAACGCTTTCGAAAACGTCTTCTTCGTCGCCATCAACCAGACGGAATCCGTTCGCGCGGCTTAAGGCGGCGGGAAAGGTTTCAAAGTCATCAGAGGCAACATCAACGGTGATGTCTTCATATTGTTCAAGCGCTACAAACTCGACGATGCAGCCATCTTCCAAAAGCTTTTTGTGAAAATCGCTTGCCCCATTCCATTCATCACCTGCGGGACCAAGCCAAAACTGATCGCCCTGTTTGTGAATGAAAGAGTTCACATTTTCTTGCTGTGTCGGGATAATTTCATCTTGCCAATACGCTGGCAGATATTCCCGCTTTTGCTCACTCATCATCTCAGCCCTTCAGCTTATCGCTGGCAAGCTCACCAGCTGTGGTTAAGGTCAGTGGGTTTTGCCCGCCGCGATTTCGCACCAGTTCATGTTTGATCAGGGCGGCAATGGTGGGCTTGGCGATCAGTTCGCCACCCACTCGCCAGAAGCGCCGACTTTCCCCATTGAAGCGATACTGACGGATGGCCAGCAGCGCTTGCTGCTGGGCCGCTGTCAGCGTGGTCTTTGGGTCAATCACGGCGGGGTTGCTGGCGAGTGGGATCATCGCATCAGGCCCTTACGCTGATGCTTCGGGCTTGCCTTCGAACACCGGCAGTCCGGTATTCTCCGCAACCGTTTCCAGATCCTTCTTCACCTGATCGCGCAACGCGATGTCGGGGCGATAGAGCTGGTAGGACCAAGAAATCTCGCCGCCGCGCACGCGGTAGCGCAGGCGGGCAGGGATGCGCACAGGGTCGCCATCCACCCACGCCGGAACCGACAGCATAAACAGGCCGGGAATGCTGATGGGCTGGCCGTTGCTGTCGCTGTGGGTTTCTTCGAAAACCAGCGACCTTTCGCCAGAGGCAAGACGGATGTTTTGCTTCACCTTGCCGCCAACTGAGATTTCCAGATCGCGGGAAAGCTCGATCAGGCGGAATGGTTCGGCAAACCGCTCCTTAAACAGCACTTCATATTGCTGCCGCTCTTCCTCGGTTGCCTCGGCCAGGTCGGCGCAGTGTTCATCCAGCCATTCGGCGAATTCTCCCTGGCTGAATGTTTGCGTATTCATCTTCAACCATGCTGCCATTTCCGGTGTGATCGGGAATGCATAGCTGATACGGTGGTCGCCATGGCCGGCCACCTTATCCGTGGTGTGGTAATTGACCACGGCGGTCAATTCCAGATTGGGGTAGGAGGTCGAGGCAAACACCGCCGTTTCCGTGTCTGCGGCGTGGCGCTTCAGCAGATCAATAAAGCTTTCCAGCGTGGTTGTGCTGGCCTTGCCCATGCGCCGCTTGGGGCCTTGGCGATAGGATTCGATCTGGTCTTTCAGCGATTTGATATTGCCGCTCTTGGCGTCGACAGCCAGAAGTACCTTTTCAGGCAGGCCATCGCCAAGGCCCGCTGTTTCAACCACCTGAAATGTGATGGCGCTGGCGGCTTTTGCCATTTCGGCAATGCGTTCAATGCCGTCTGCTCCGTTGGGAATAGTGGAAATAGGATTCAAGTTCTGCGCGTCCACGGTTTGCTCCTTTGCTGGTCCGTTCGGATAACCGCAAGCGTGCGGGCTTGCGGAAACCAGAGCGGATCAGGCGGTGATGTGTTTCACAGCCCACATCACGGCTTCTTCGGTCTTGGTTCTGGCGATGGAGAGTTCACGGCTATTGCCGCATGACGAAATGAGGTTTAAAAGCTCTTCGCCGCGAGATTTGATGTCTGACATCAACTCTTTTTCTTGCTCCGATAAGACGCGATATTGATGTCTCATCGTGTTGTTGGTGGTGCGTTGGTCGCTGGAGGCGTCTACAAATTCGGTCATTGAACTTTCCTTCTGAATGAAATTTCTCTTCGCAGCGCTGACTTATGATCAGGCTGTTTCCCGGTTGGTAACGGCATTGGGTCCGCCAAACATGTCGCGCTGGCGCGGGTGTTCGGTGCTGATTTCTGCCTCGTCGGTGAGGAAGAACACGGTGGAGCGGCGCGGCGGTTTTGGTGTTTTGGTCGTTACCGTGGCGTCAAACTCAATGCGGCCATCCTGCACCGAAAGATCGAGTTTCAGGGTAACGCTACCCTTGGCCTTTGCTTTCGCGCTATCGCCTGTCAGATCTTGCAATTTGACAATCGTGTCCTTGATATGCTCGGCAAGATCCTTGTGGAGCTGGCCTTGTTCCAGCGAACCGATAAGAACGCTTGGATCTCGAATAATTGCCATAATTCACCTCGTTTGCTGGTGTTTTGGGGGTGGAAGTCGGGTCGCTAAAAAGGAATGTCGTCATCCATATCGTGGCTAAAACCGCCGCTGGTGGATGAACCGGCGCGGCTGCCGGTGTCGCGGCTGTGGCCGTAATCATCGGGGGCGGCGGCTGGTGGCGGGCGATTGGAGGGGTTGCGGTCCAGCATGGTGAGGGTGGCATTGAAGCCATTCAGCACGATCTCGGTGGTGTAGCGGTCTGCGCCGTCCTGGCCCTGCCATTTGCGGGTTTGTAGCTTGCCCTCGATGTAAACGTGCGCGCCCTTTTTCAGATATTGCTCGGCAACCTTCACCAGACCTTCGGTGAAAATCACCACCGTGTGCCACTCGGTCTTTTCCTTGCGCTCACCGCTGTTGCGGTCGCGCCAGCTTTCCGATGTGGCAACGCGGATTGTGGCAATGCCAGCGCCGCTTTGGGTATGGCGGATTTCGGGATCAGCGCCGAGGTAGCCGACCAAGATCACTTTGTTGACGGAACCGGCCATTACACAGCCCTCCGTGCGGGAAAGCCATTGTGTTCGACGCCATCCAGCAAGCGACCGGATTTCTTTTTGCCAAGCCGCTTCACGGCGTGGTGGCTATCCGGCTGAGGAAGAGCACGCTCACAACTCCATGGCTTGTGGTCCATTTCGTGGATGTATCCGGTTCTGGACACCGCAAATTGCGAACATTCTGTTTCTGACCTGTCTTTGTAAGATTGGTCAGATTCGCCCTCAAGCCGTTCTAGTTTCCAAGGAACGGGGGACCATTCTCCCCATTGCTTAAACATAAATGGGGTGCCAGTTTCAGCACACTGATCGCGCAAAGATCTTACCCAATCTGGGTGCATGGGTCGTGAATTGCGCCCTCTCTCGCCGCCGACAATGACCCAATCAGGCCGGTTATCGTCGAGCTTGATTCCTCCGAGAAGAGGCTCAAGACTCCCAAATGTGTAGAGAGGATTGCAACGCGCTTTGACCTCGGCCAGCTTTGGCGCATCGCGGTCGTATTCTGGCTGGTTGGCCATGGTCGCGCCGATGGCCGCGTTGGGTGGTAGAGGCCTATGGCCCGCTTCGGCCCGCGTCATTTTAATGACGTTGCCAATGCGTTTGGTCAGCAGCAGCCAGTTGAGGTTCGGTGTTTCCTCAATGAGCTTAAACAGTTGCCAGCGCCAGAGCTCGTCAACTTCGTTGTCAAAAACATCGGCAAGGCTGGCGCAGAATACTGTTGCAATTTTGCCTTCAAACGCGGCTTTCTTGTTCCATAAAAAGGGATCGCGCCAATTAGCATCAGATGTGCGAACGCGATCTTCGCCCGCGCCCCAGTGTGCCCGATGGTAACGCTTATCCATCATGTCTTCAGCATAGCAATTGGCGCAAGCTGGCCCGATTTTGGTGCAGCCAATCCACGGATTAAAAGTGTGGTCTGCCCATTCGATCTTGGTGTTCTCACCCATCACGCACCCACCGTTTCAGCATACTTCTGATACAAATCGCGGGTGATCTTGGTGATGTTGGTGCCAATCTCCCCCGCCTTGCCTGCGGCTTCGCTCACGTTGCCTGTGTTGTGAAAAATCAGCACGCCAACCATGCTTGATAGCGCCAGGAGAGCAGCATCCGGGTTTTCGCCCTCAAGGATTTCCTGAATGTCGGTAGTGAGCTGGGCGGCGCGGGTGCGCACGTCATCGGGTGTCATTATGCGCACTCCTCCCAACCGCAGCCATTCATTTCACTTTTTGCTTTTTCGGTGAGCAGCATCACTTTTGCGCGGCTTTCAGCGATGTGGGTTTCCAAAACGGGCTTGCAAATAGCCCACGGCACATTGAAAAGGCGGTGGGAATCTTTTCCAGATGGAACGCCCAATTGCAGCCCGGTTTGTGAACGACCAAAAGCATCACGAATATCAGGCATTTCACGGCGATTGATGGCGTCGGTCACTTCTTTCAAAAGTGCTTCTGCCGCTTCGATTTCTCGATAAGCTAAAGCAATATCCATTGCAGTCTGTTTGGAAATGAGTGTCATACCGGGAAATCCTCCAGTTTACCGGCGCTTGGCCGGAGTGGAAATATGGGTGAGGTGGTTCAGCCGGGCGGTGCGCAGGCGCTCCTGGCCGATGAGCTGATCGGCGAGATCGATAAATCTCTCTTCCGCCTTGGCCGCGCCCCATGGCGTGATGGCACCGCGCAGCTTTGGCTGCGGGTATTTGGACAGCGGAAAGCTTTCATGGCCATTTTGAAAAAGTGCCCGTGCTTCGCTGGCCAGCATGGCATTATCCATGCGGCTTACGGCTGTAATCTGTGCTTTGGGCCATTGGGTTGGGACGGGCAGATCAAAGGCGGAATAAATCGCCCAATCCCAGGAGATCTTGAGGCTGGCGATTGCCGCTTTAAAAGCGGCTGCCGTCTTTTGATCGCCAGAAATGGAGTAGATGCGTTCATAAACCGCGTCCTGCGCTGGGCGGGTCCAGTCGCCCAGCACCGCTTCATGTGCGTCATGCAGCAGGAAGAGTGCTGCAACGATTGGCGCTTGCCCCTCATTCAGCATGGCTTCAGCGCCCATTACGCAATGTTGCGCTACGCTAAAGCCGCCTGCGCTTGGCAGGCCATTGTAACGGTTGATGCGCGAAAGCGGCCCGGCCAGCATTTCAATGCAGATTTCGCCGGGTTGTGGATCCAGCAGGTTAAAAACCGTGCCGTCAGCGCGAAAGGAATAGGTGTTTTTTGTCACTTCGTTGATCCTTCAATCGCGCTGACAAGAATGGTCCCGACGCGGAAAACCACGCAGCAAATCAGGGCAACCCACATCAGCATTGAGGGCTCAAACTTTTGGTCGCCTGCAAAAATCCAAAATCCAAAAGAGAAAAGCGCGATGGACAGCCAAAACAAAAAGCCAACCGCCAGCCTGTGCCTGGCATCATCAAACGCTTTTGCTCTTTTGCTGTTATCGTCTTTGTAACCGCGCGTTCCGGGGCTGTTGTACCAAGGGTTTTGGCTCATCGCTGACCTGCCAATTCATTCTCAATGAGACAGTCGCGAAAGTTGGCCCAACCCGGATACCGCGCTTCAATTTCCGATGGAGAGAATTCGTAGTGCCAAAGGAATTCAAGCGCCTGTTCTTTCGTGGGCCGACCCGTGGCATATTTGAGCGCGGCCTCGGCTGTGGCTGCTTTAACGCGGAGATCACGGGCTTGATGGCGCAATTTGCTGTTTTGATGCAGCAGGGTGCCAATGATGAGCCCGCAAGCGACAAATGTCAGCCAGACCCATGAAAACTGAAATGCCGCAACGACATCATACAAAATATCGGTCATTGGGCTGCCTCCCGACCGCACAGGCGCAATTGGGCGCGCACGATAAAGGGAAGCGTGCCAAGACTTGCGGTGTCGCTGTGTGTGTCAATGGCGCTGGAAGGGTCCAACTCGCGGAAAGCGCGCATGATGATCATTCTCAGGCGGTGATTTTCGCGGATCAGGGCATCTGTTTCTTGCGGGCTCATGGCGTGGCCCTCGCGCGGCGGCATCCGTCCATATCCAGTTGGCCGGCATGAGTTTGGCGGGCGTAGCGTGCCTGCTGCCGTGCGCTGGGTTGCGGGTAACGAAACCCGGTTGTGATCCGCAGTCTTTTGCGACCGGGACCGCAATGACGCGCAGGCGTCAATAGCTGCACAGCGTCACTAGAGCGCATCGCATTTGAAAGAAGATGGCTGACGATATGATATGTTTCGTAGAGATGAGCAAACATCGGCCACCTCAAATCGTGCAGGCAATCATGAAGCCAATAGCGCAAGCGCATGGCAGCATGAATGCAATCTGATATCGGGCAACAAATGCCATAGCCTTGCGCAACGCATGGTGCGTTGATGCGCGGCTTTTTGGTGTTGATGCGCAATAGTGCGCAATCACCCATTGGGGTGTTTGGTAAAACATGGGTTGCTCTCCGCTAAGTGCCCGGTTGCCCGCCGCCCCGGTGGATCTGACTGGGGGAAGAGGCGGCGGGCGGTAGGGTATCAACCTTGGGGCGTCGGCTGATGAGCGGAATATGAAGCGGAAAGATTTCCGTGTCAACAGAAAATACGGAACGCTTTCCGCTTTCCAGTGGTTGCGGATGATTGGTTTCCGCAAATGCATTCGGCCCGCCGAAACCGGCAGGCTGAATGCGTGATAAAATTTCTGGAAATTTGCAGCTTAATTCGCTGGTTTAGTTGCCCAACAAATCATTAACGCTGAGTACGCGATGGATGCCGGTGACGTTTTGCCGGGTAAAGCGCACCTCGGATTGCGGGTTTCGCTTGCCAATCACGATATCATGTTCGGTTGTACGAATGTAGATGCCCAGAGATGCATGGATATCGCTGAAGTCGCCATCTTTGCTTTGCACCACAACAATGTCGCCCTGACGCGGCGGTCTGTGTGGATTTACATAGATCAGCTCACCGGGAAAATATTGTGGTTCCATGGAAGTGCCCTCGACGTAGAGGGCATAAACATCTGCTGCGCCAGCCAAAGAGGGCGGTCTGCGCACATAATCCACGGGGCCATCGGTGATTTTAAACGCGCCGCGCAGCAAAGAGCCTGCCGCTGTGCCCATGACTGGAATATCCAGCGTCATCACAGGCGATGCCGCCTGTTGTGGTTGCGCTGTCGTCTTTTCGGTTGATGGTGAAGCTGAGCTTGAGTCTTGGCTATTGTCACCATCCCAGATGTAGCTTTGCGAAACGCTGAAATAATCAGCCAGCGCTTTGACCGTCGAGGCTGATGGTTTCTGATTCGGGTTTCTCAAAAGTTTGGGCAATGTTTCTTTGTCCAGTCCGGCCTCTCTCGACACCGCCTGGGTCTTTTTGCCACTTTCAGAAATTAATTGTCGAATACGTTCGTGAATGGTTTTGGTCATGCGCGGAATTTTATCCGCATTTTGCTTTTCTGTAAGACGGAAAAATTTCCGTTGACGATGCGGAAAGTGTTCCGTATGTTCGTTGTCATGATGACACTCCGAGAAAAACTGATTTTGATTGCTGATACCTATGCCAAGGCGCGTGGCATTGGCCGTCAACGTGTTTCCACGCTGGTTTTAAACCGGGGTGCCACCTTAGATGCGCTTGCCGAGGGCAGGTCGGATATCACCACAGGCACCTTTGAAAAGGCGCTGGAGTGGTTTTCTGAAAACTGGCCTGACGCTTTGGCGTGGCCCGATGCTGTTGCGCGGCCTGTTCGCGCATCTATCACGGAGGCTGCCGAATGATGGTTTTGCATTTTCCTCCCGCGCGGGTGCCAGCCTGTCTCCCGCGCCACCTTCTCACACGGCTGGGGGTTCCCGGTTGTGTGGGCCTGCCGGGGCTGGGGGTGCCCGGTTCCGGCAGGGTTTTCTTGGCTGGTTGTCATATCGGCCTCGTAAATAAGTAGAAACTAAAGTTAAGTCCTTGTTTGTGCTTTGGTTTTATCCGCACAGATCAGGCGCATCACGAAAATTTCCAGCAGAAATATTTCCTTGACTTTGGAGGAGGCGAACGTGCGCGCAATTAACAGAGAACAGCTTTTGGTTTTGAAAGGTGCGACCCGCCGCGCGATTGGTGAGGCGGGCACTGCTGAGAATTTTCAGCATGTGACCCGTGTGAAGGCACCGGCGCTTTCCAACTATGCCTCGACCTCACCGGAAAATATGGAAAAGTTTATCGGTATTGATGTGGCGTTTGAGGCGGATTTGGAGGCTGAGAAGCCGATTATCACCGAGCAGATGGCCCGCCTGCTGGGTTACAAGCTGGTGCGCGATGACGGGTCGGCCCCACCGCCAGAGGATCTTCCCACTGATGGCGATATGCTGGCGCTCAACTCTGCCGTTGCCATGTTCATTCAGGCCTATCTCGATGCGCGGGCCGACAATCACATTGATGAATCAGAAAAGCGGGTGTTGGGGCCGAAGGGTGAAAACCTGATTGCGCTGGTTCGCAACACGCTGGTCCGGGCGGGAGTTTGCGCATGAGCCCTGTCGAAGAACTGCTCACCCGCGCCATCCTCCGCCATATGCGCGAGATCAACCTTGCGGCCAATGTGCCACCGGCACGCCCGTGCACCAAGCCTGAATGCCCACATTGCCACGCTGTTTTGACGGTTTCGGAAATTGCCGAGCGTTGGTGCAATTCCTGCTGCAAGACACATGAAGTGTCGGCATGAAAAGCAACGTCTGGACTCCATCGAAAGTAGACCGGGCTGCTGATTTGTGGAAAAGCGGACGATCGGCCAGTGAAATAGCCTCTGTATTTGACGTTTCACGCAATGCGGTGATTGGTTTGGCCACGCGCAACCGTGATCGGTTTCCGGAACGCCGCGCTTCGAAGACTGCCTCTGTTGCAGCCACGCCGCCAGTGGCGGTTCAAAAGCAAAAGCCAAAAACGTCAATTGATCCAGCATCGGCAATCAATGCCAAGATGCCAAGGCGGTCTGCGCCGGTTCCATCCGCGCCCTCTGTTTTTGATGATCTTATGGGCGGGCCCGAGGCGAAGCGGGATTTGAGCCGTTTTCAATTGCCAGATGCGGCCCCCGTGCCGTTTGCCCAGCTCAACCGTGGGCAATGCAAGTTTATGCTGATTGCGTTTGATGCTGCTGCGGGGCCGGATTCGCCGTGCTGTGGCGCTGATACTTCAGATAGCGGCCCCTGGTGCGATCAGCACAAGCGTGTTGTTTTCAAAGCGAGGGTAACGGCATGACAGATCCCGTTGCTCTTCAGTTCGATGAATTGTCCGGTGTTTTGGCCGGGCCAGATTGGCGCGTGACCATGCCGCGCCGCGAAGCGCAGATTTTCGCCGTGTTGCTGGCATCCAAGGGGCGCTCGGTTACGGCTGATTTCATTGCGGAGGCTGTCTATGATCTGGAATCGGAGCCTGAGGACGCGGTTTCAATCATCCAATCTCATATATGCAAGCTGCGCAGCAAACTACGGCCTGTTGGTTTATCGATTAAATCGGCTCGTTTTCAGGGGTATTCTCTGGATCTGCGGGCGCAGAATGTAACGTCTGTCGCGATAGGCCCGTTGCCTATGCAGGATGATGTAAGCAGAAAATCTATTTCGCTGTCGATCGCAGATAATATTGTTGTTTTTGAGTTGGTGGCTTTGGGGCGGCGCTATAGTTGCGGCCCGCAGCTGGTCGCGGCGGCAATAATAAAGGCCGTTATTGCTAACAAGCTGGTTGACGCGGTTTTTGATGGCGATGCTCCACAGAATTTTAATGTTGTGCACACATACGGCGGCGGTCGTGATGTCGATATGGGGCCTCGGCAACAGGCGGTGTTGAATTGGCTTGCCAATCAGCCTGTTGGTCCTATTTCGGTGAGCGCCAAAACGATTGGCGATCACATTGGCACCCACAAAGCCGGAGTGTGGAAAGCACTGCAATCTTTATGCAGGCGAGGCTACGTCCGGCAGCTAACAAAAGGCAGCGCTGGCCGCGCAGCATCGGTTTATGAACTGGTGAGGGCTGCGCCATGATCCAGTTTCTCGACGGGCGCGTGACGCTTTACCCCGGTGATTGCATTGAGGTGCTGCGGGGGCTGCCGGAAAACAGCGTGGATAGCGCGGTGATGGACCCGCCCTATCACCTCACCAGCATTGTTGATCGGTTTGGCAAAGATGGCGCGGCCGAGGTCAAGGCCGGTGCCACAGGCGCATTCAAGCGGGCCTCGGCCGGTTTCATGGGTAAGGAATGGGATGGTGGTGATATTGCCTTTCAGGTGGAGACATGGCGCGAAGTTTTGCGCGTTCTCAAACCGGGCGGTTATCTGCTGGCCTTTGCATCCACGCGTGGTTTCGGCCGCATGTCGGTGGCGATTGAGGATGCCGGGTTTATCGTTCACCCGCTGATTGCCTGGGTGTTTGGCACCGGCTTTCCCAAAGCCACGCGCCTCAAAGCCGATGGGTATGAAGGTTGGCGTTATGGCGGGCAGGCACTCAAGCCCGCGATTGAGCCGATTTTTATGGGGCAGAAGCCGTTTAGCGAAAAAAACGGTACTGCCAATGTGCTGAAACATGGTGTGGGTGCGGTCAATATTGATGGGTGCCGGGTTGGTGACGATGAGCGTCAAGTGCAGATCCGAGACATCAAGAGGATGCATGGCGGTAGCTATGCAAACCAAGATCGCAAAAACAAGGCGGATATAGTTGAGGAAAAGCTTGTATCCGGTCGGTGGCCTGCAAACCTGATCCATGACGGCAGTGATGAGGTGTTGGCAGCATTCCCGGACGCGCCCGGTGCGCTCAGAGCTGTCAATGAAACTTTCGAGCCGAAAAAAGGCACTGCGGTTTATGGTGACTATGGTCGGCGTCCTGAAGCATTGCCCAGAAACGATAGCGGTTCCGCCGCACGTTTCTTCTATTCCGCCAAAGCTGATTCCGATGATCGGATAGGATCGAGGCACCCAACCGTCAAACCTGTGGATCTGATGCGCTATCTTGTTCGGCTGGTCACCCCAGCGGGCGGCACGGTGCTGGATTGCTTTGCCGGTACCGGCACCACGGGCGAGGCCGCTTGGCGTGAGGGCTGCAACGCCGTTCTGATCGAGCGCGAAGCGGAATATCAAGCTGACATTGCCGAGCGGATGCGCCTTTGCCTGTCGGGGCAGGGTGAGCGGCAGCGTGAAATTGCCAAACGAAAAGGCGCTCCGGAAGATTTGGGGCCTTTGTTCGGGGGTGGTGATCATGTCTAGCCCCACGCTCTTTATTGCCACCGACAACCCGCAGAAAGCCGCCATTGATCTGTTTCACTGCGATCTGGAGCTTGTGCCTGCTTGGGCAAAAATCGCCAATGAGGTTGCCGATATCGCCGCCATTCCTACCGATGCCAAGGTGATCAACCAATGGTATCGCGCTGGATCGCTGTTTGAACAGATGTGGCGTGAAGAGCGCCAGCGCCGCAGCTTCAACTGCGACTATGCCGCCCACATCGCGCGCTTGCAGGCGTGGCACGCCAAGCGGTGGGCCGATGCTGTTGATTCGCCCGCGCCCGAACCCTCTGCCGTTGCGCAATTCCCCAATTCATTCACCCCGCAGCCCGTAAAGCCCGCGCCCAGACAACCGAGGTGGTCATGACCGAACTTGCAATTTTCAGCTTTGAAACGCCGACAAAAATGTCGCCAGAAGCATTTGCGGCTTTGAGTGATGCAGACAAGAGCCTGTTTTCCAGGCTTGTGCAGGAGAGGCGGGCATCGAAAGCCACTGTTCGGCAAGCCACCGGTTTGCCATTCACCCGCATTGCGCAGCTTGGTGCGCAATTGCATGCGGTTCGGCTTGGTGTTGAAGAGCGATCTGCCGCAGTGAGAAACAATCCCGCAAGCGGCAATATCCCGATGGAATTTGCGCGATTGCTGCAAATTTTTGCGCGCTGCGATGGCCCCTTGACGATTTCCTACGCCGATATGGAAGCGCAAGCCGATCTTATAAAAGGCAGTGCGCATCCGTGTTTGTCCGGTTTGAAAAACCGTGGCCTGTTGGTTTGCCTGCGCTCTGGTCGGGGCGGCCGCACGGCGACTTGGTCCATCACCGATGATGGCCGCGCGTTGGCCGCCAGCCTGTTTTCGGAGGTGTCCTATGCGTGAGCTTGAAAAAGTCGTTCTGGTGATCGTGCCGAATTTGAATCTCTTGGCCTATATCTGCCGCGAAAATGGCCTGCCAGAAAACAAGATGTTTGATGAAAGAACCTTTCGCATCATCACGCGAGTTGACGCTTTACGGGGCTGGCGTGATGGCACTGTCTGCCTGATTGATTTCAATCTCTTCGGTGATCAAGACAAGCCTTTGCGCGATTTGGCCCACACACTGTTGGCCCACGGCAGAATCCGCCGCGCCAGCGTGAGCGAACTGCAAGATCTGCGCGGCGAGGTGGTGTGATGGTCCTTCGCTATGCATCTGTATGCTCTGGAATAGAGGCGGCAACGCAGGCCTTCCATCCACTGGGCTGGGAGCCAGCCATGTTTTCGGAAATAGAGCCATTTCCAAGCGCTGTTCTGGCGCATCATTACGGCAGCAACATGCCGGGTGAGCCGCTATCAAAAAACGGAGTGCCAAACCTTGGCGATTTCACGCAAATCACGGATGAACAAATCCGAGCCATCGGACCAATCGATGCTCTTATTGGAGGCACCCCTTGCCAATCCTTCTCGGTTGCCGGAAAGCGGCTTGGATTGGATGATCCGCGCGGCAACCTCGCCCTCGAATATCTCCGCCTGGCTTGCCGTCTGCGCGCCAAATGGTTTCTTTGGGAAAACGTCCCCGGTGTCCTTTCCTCTCGATCAGATGATGGAAGCTCCGACTTCGCAACCTTCCTCTCTTTCGTTCGCCAATGCGGGTATGGGTTCGCCTACCGAGTTCTTGACGCTCAATATGTCCGAGTGGACGGCTTTGAGCGTGCAGTGCCACAGCGACGACGGCGTGTCTTCGTTGTCGGATATATTGGAGACTGGCGACGTGCCGCCGCAGTATTATTTGAGCCCGAAGGCATGCGCGGGGATCCTGCGCCGCGCCGAAAAGCGGGGCAAGGATTTACCAGAGATTTTGAGGCGGGCTCTGGAAGCTGTGGCTTCGCTGATGTAGCCCCAACTCTGAATGCTAGTTTTGGACAAAAGCAAGGCTTGAAAAACCAGCATATTGACGGTGGATGCGGACTCTTCGTTGCCGATGTCGCTGGTACGATGAAAGCGTGTAAAGAGAGTGGTGGTTGGTCAAATAGCATAGACCACGCTGCAGCCGGTTATATGGTTGCAGCATCAATGGCGACTGCCATCGATGGAACTAATGTTGCGAGGACGCTTTCAGCGCGGCATTATTCATCGCCATGTGTGGACCGCGGCCAAAATGCTGTTTTGAATGGTGCCTCTGTTCGTCGGCTTATGCCTGTTGAGTGCGAACGCCTGCAGGGTTTTCCTGACAATTACACAAATGTGCCTTGGCGCGGCAAAAACACAGCTTCGGATGGTCCGCGATATAAGGCAATGGGAAATTCCATGGCGGTCAACGTTATGCGCTGGATTGGCAGCAGAATCGACGCGATGGAAAAGCTGAGTGCGGAGGGGCGGATATGACAGACCCCATCATTGCCGATTTCGTCACCCGCGCCCGCTCCATCTCGGTGGCCGAGGCTGCCGACCGCCTGAAAATCCCGGACTCTGCGCGTGGAGCAGAATACCAAGGCCCGTGCCGGTCCTGCGGCGGCAAGGATCGGTTTTCGGTCAACCGCAAAAAGGGTGTTTTTAACTGCCGGTCTTGCGGTGGCGGCCGTGATGGCATTGGGCTGGCGGCGGTGTGGTGCGGCTATAACCTGCGCAACCGGGCGGAATTTCTGCTGGCGTGTTCCGAGGTGCTGGCCGAGCCAGTGCCTGCGGCTGGTGAGCGCGAAAGTGATGAAGAACGCGCGGCCCGTGAAAAGCGCACGGCAAAGGCGTTGCAAGATGCCGACCAAAAGCGCGCCAACCGCGAGGCCATGGCCGAAAAGGAACGGCAGAAAGCCATCACGCTGGGCCGCAATCTTTGGCTCAACGCGCTGGATTGTGTGGCGGCGGGTGAAGCTGAGGCAGAAGGCCATGCGCTGATCCGCCGCTATTTGCGGCTGCGCACCGGCTTTTGGCCGCATGATGGTGTGTTTGAACATATCCGCTATTGGCCGCGCTGCACCTATTATCACGGACTGGATGACTTCAGGCGCGCAGTGGCGCTTTACACCGGCCCGGCCATGTCCATTCCGTTTGTCAATCTTGAGCGCAAAATCACCGGCAGCCAGCAGATCTGGATTGATCTCGATGACAAACCCAAATTTCGGCCTGTGCTGTTTGATGCTGATGGCAAAAAGCTGTCATCCAAAAAGATGCATGGGGCAAAGAAAGGCTCGTTCCTGCCGGTGTTCGGCGATTTGGACGCGACACGCTGGGTGGTGGGCGAGGGCATTGAAAACCCCGCCGCCTGGGCCGGGCCGGAAGGCTGGCGCGAAGATACGTTCTATTGCGCCGCCGGCGACATTGGCAACCTAGCCGGGCCGCGCGATCCGGCGTCGGATTTCTATCACCCGACCCTGAAAAAGCAGGATGCGGCAGGGCGCTGGAAGCGGGTGAAGGTGCAAGGCCCGGATCCGCTGCCAGATCAAGGCCCCGATGATGCCATGCAGATTCCAGCCCATGTGACTGAGCTGCTGGTGCTGGCCGATGGCGATAGTGAGCCCGTGCAAACCGCCGCCTGCCTTGCCCGCATGGCCGCGCGGTTGGAACGTCCGGGGCTCAACATTCAGATCCAGTTTCCGCCCGCGAATATGGATTTTTCAGAAGCGTTTTCGGCAGTGCAGGGGGAGGAATGACGATGCTTCATCCGCGAAATTGGTTTGGCGCGCGATATTGGCTTTTCATGACGCCCTTTATGGCTGGTTCATTCTCTAATTCGTTTAAGGTCTCTTGGTTTGGACTTTGGCCTGCAATAGCCATTGTTTTGGTTGTGACCATGGGTTCCGTTGCTTTATTCCGTTTCATCCTTGACCGCTACTGGACCCGCAAGCCATGACAGACCCGAAAAAACCGGATCTGCCAGAGAAGGTCCGAAAAATCCTTGAAACGGCAGAAGCGCAGCGCCGGTCTTATGCTGGCCGCCCCGACCCCTTGCCGATTGATGAGCCTGAGGAAGAGGAATCCTTCCTTGAACTCTCACCGGAAGAACTTCTCGAAGAATGCGCAGCTCTGCCAGAAACCGACATTGGCAACGCCAACCGGCTGCTGACCCGTTACGGCCGCTTTTTGCGGCATGTGACGCATGTGGGCTGGCACGGCTTTGATGGTCAACGCTGGATGGAAGACGCCTCTGGTGCTGTGGTGCGCCGGTTTGCCCATCGCACGGCGGAATTGATCGATGATGAAGCGATCATGTTGGATTGCTCGGCCAAGGAACAGGCAGCCATTGAGGCTGGCCGCGAGGCACAAAAGAAGCTGCAAGAGATGGGTCGCCCGCCAAAGACGGCGGAAACGGTCGATGATGATCGTCTTGCGGAATTGGACGCGCTGATCGCGGCTATGAAAGAGGCGGAGCGCCAAAATACAATATTGGGCAGACCAAGAGCCGAATGGCCAGAGGAAACCCATGTGCTGCACCAATCGATCAAAGACAAGATCAAGATCGGCAAGGATGCAGAACGGGCGCGGCGCAAGATGGTGGATGCCACATCCTCCTGGACGCCAGAGCAATATGCCGAATATGCCGAGCTTGAGTCCATGGTTGAAGCCATGGACGCAGTATCCGAATCCCGCAAGGGCCGTATGTCATCGCGCCACAGCCACGCCAAGAGTGCAGCCGGCACATCGAAAATCAACAACATGCTGCAAGAGGCCACGCCTTATTGCTCACTGGAGGTTAAGGACTTGAACACAGATCTCTATGCCATCAATTGCCAGAGCGGCACATTGCGGTTTTACTGCCGGGTGGTGGAAGGCGTGCGCCGCTGGAAAATCCGGCTGGACAAGCACAGGCCGGAAGATCTGATTTCGAAAATGGCAGAAGTCGATTTCATCCCGGATGAAGATTGCCCAACCTTTCGCGAATTTCTGAAATACGTCATGCCCAATGTCGAATATCGCAACTTTCTGCAACGCTATATGGGCTATTGCCTGTTGGGCATGACGGGGGAGCAATGCCTGCTGTTTTTCTATGGCGCGGGCCGCAACGGCAAATCCACGTTTGTGGATCTGATGGTGGATATTCTGGCCGATTATGCCTCCAGCATGTCGATCGACAGTTTTGCCGGTGAAAAGCGCCGCTCTGGTGCCGAGGCAACGCCAGACCTTGCGCGCCTGCCCGGTGTGCGGCTGGTGTCGGCATCAGAGCCGGAAATGGGCGTGCAGCTCAAAGACGCGCTGATCAAATCGCTCACGGGTGGTGAGCCTATTCCGGTGCGCAAACTCAATCAGGAATTCTTTGATCTCATCCCGCAGTTCAAAATCATCCTGTCGGGAAACCATAAGCCAATCATCAAGGACGATTCAGACGGCATCTGGCGGCGCGTCAAGCTGGTGCCGTGGGAAATCCAGATCCCGGAAGAGGATGTTGACCGCGACCTGCCGCGCAAGCTGCGCGAAGAGCGCAACGGCATTTTCGCGTGGATGGTGGCGGGTGCTATCGCCTATCTGGAAGGTGGCCTGCAAGAGCCGCAGGGCATCAAGGATGCGACATCGGAATATCGTGAGGAAAGCGACCCGATTGGTTCCTTCATCCGCCATGCCTGTGTGGTCAGCGGCAATCCTGCAGATCGATCAACGCCGCCAGATCTGTTCAAGGCTTACGAGCGCTACGCCAAGCAGGAAGGTTTGGCCGAGTTCCACGCCAATACCTTCAACAAGCGCCTGCCAGATCGCGCCAAAAAGACCTGGCGCGGGCCAGATGGCACCATGAAGCAATTTGTGCGCACGCGCTCGAATGGCACGGTTTACACGGGCATTTTTATCAAACCGGAATGGCGCGATGAAAAGCCGGGTGATCGCCCCGGTGATGGGCCAGAATGGGAGCGTGAGGTGTTTTGATTGATGAAAATAGGGGCTTAATTTTTTTTTAAAAAGCCGTGGGGGGGGGTAGCAGTCCTATATATGATTCTTGCGTGTTATATTTTGTTTTGCACATGGTGCTGATTTGTAGCGTGCTGGTTTCTTACCCCTCTGTCACTCAACCGGCGTCAACCGGCCTGATCGCCTCCTGACTTATCTCGGTCGGCGCGGGATTGAAGTCTGGCTGCGCGCTGGTTTGCCAAGAACATTGAGGGACAAATGCAAAGATCCGCTTGATATGTCAAGCGAGGCTTTTTGGAATTACCAGACATATGCGCCAGTTGCGATGTGGCGATATTCACTATCAACCACGTTGGCAGTCAAAAAATCTTCAATGTTGCCAGCGTTCAAAAGGCCAATAGTGTCATTCTGCGTTGCGGTCTGCACTTCAAAGTCTGGCTCTACGCCAGCTTCAATTGCTGCTTGATAGGAGTGGTGACCGTCCAGAACAACCTGATATTCTTCGCCGTCGATTTCGAAAACGGGCGAAAGGAAAACGGTGAAATCCTGATTAGCAATCTTCTCAGCAACTACGGCTTCATCGCGAAATTCTTGAGCTGAAATGATATGAGCCATGATGTTCGGGCCTCCTTGCCCAGTTCGGCGGGACAATTCCCTTCCGTCTATGTCCTAGATTTAGGACATATTTTATGTGGTGTCAACGGGTATTTCGAGCGGCGTGTTATTTTTTTGCTGTTTAATCAGCCATCTTAATCGCCCAATTGATCCAACGCTTAATCCCAGCCGGTCTGCAACCTCAACCCTTGGCAACTGGCTTTGCAGGATCTCGGCCACATCAGCCTGGTGCCACCAACCTGACGGCCTGATTGCGCGGCCAAAGATGGCTGATCTGGCAATGGATGTTGCGGCTGTCGATACGCCGTGTTTTTTGGCAAATTGGTCGAGCGTCAAATCACTTAGATCATCCACCCGCTCATCCCACCATCCAGCTCGATCAATCTGCCAATGATGACCAAGCAATGTACGCAGCCGCTTAATGGATGTCCTACCGATTGGCAGTTGCAACTTTCCCGGATTTTGTCGGTAGGTATCAAGGTGGCCTTTGAGGGCTGGTGTCAAGATAACGCGGATTCCGCCGCTGCCTGCCTTGCCTCTTGGCATGTCTGCGGGCCACCCTAATGCAATATCAAAACCGTGGGCGGTTGGCCTGTACTCCCGCACATCCCACTCATCGCCCCACGCATCTTTAATGCTGCCTATTATGGTGGCCTTACGTGCCATTGGGTGTCGATGCCATTTTAAGCTCCTCGGTCAGCGCCTCCAGCGTTGCTATCCGCTCCAGCGAGATGCGCCAAAGGTCCATGGCCATGCCCGGCCTAAGATCGGCCTCGCCTGCTGCGATGCGCCGCACATGTCTATCTGACATGTCGAGGTCGCGGGCTATTTGTGATTGCCATTGAGGCCCATAAAGGGCCTCGCCGGTGCGTTTGAGTAAATCTGACATTGGTTGTCCTTATAGCTGGTTTTGCAGGTAGGCTGGCAAGCCATCCACGGCGCGGGCCTTGTAGGTTGGTCGTGCGCTCTCGTTGTGGGCAAGGTAGTAGCGCTCACCATTCAGTTCGGCAATTTTGGCCTTGGCGTCTTTGAGGGTGGCGAACCGTTCTGCGCGATGGCCATACTCGCCAACCAGAAGGTTGCGAGTCGCTTTCATTGGGCCGTAAAATTCGCGGGTGATGACGATAACGTAGGTCATGATATTCGGGCCTCCTTGCCCTGATCGGCGGGACAATTCCCTTCCGTCTACGTCCTAAAGGTAGGACATTTTTAAATTAGCGTCAATGTCTATTTTTAATTTTTATTGACGTTCTCTGCCAACCGGTGCAATTTTTGCATGGGTTGGCTCTTTGCATTTTTTGCAATTAAGTGGGGTGTGATGAAAAAAGTGCTGTTGGCTGTTCCGTGCATTGTTTTGGGAGGCTGTGTTTCGCTCAATACGGCGTGGGTTGATGCTTCCGGCAAGCATGGTTCTGGCCGGATCACAGGTGACGCTTACAACGTTTCAAACGGTAAATTCTCAATATCAGATCATGGTGTGACCTGTTCCGGCGCGTTCCCCAACTGGGCAAATTATACAGTCATTTTCCCGGTAAAATGCAGTGACGGACGCAGCGGCATGGCGTCTATGACGCGGCCAACCGCTGCTGGTTCGTCGGTGTTGGCGGGTGAAGGGACGGTTCGGTTTGCCAATGGTGAGAATAAGAGTTTTGTGTTTGGACCGTGATGCTATTCCAATTTATCAATTTAACCCGGCGATAACCCTGAGTGGGGGGAGCGTGAGCCGTTTTGATGGTCCATGAGCGGGGCAACTGTAAGGCCCCGCTTGACTGTTCGCTTAAAGCATTTCTGTATGATTTAGCCGCCTATTCCCGCCCGTCTGCACATTTCGGTAACGGCGTAACGTTCCGAGTCGGTACCCCCAAACCCAATAACTACAAATATCTGATTTGGCTCTTTCCCAGCCAATGCCCCAAAATATGGTTGATCTCCTGTGTAGCCGCCATAACTGTTTTTCGCGTTGACGATGCCGCAAACGTTAACCAAGCCCTTGTTGCTTTTTGCTGCGGCCACTCCTCCAAATATTGGACTTGTCGGGTCTTTCAGGCTGGATCTCACTTTATCCTCAATCGTTTTAATCTGCGTGTTCGACAGAGGATATGGTGTGAATGTTTCTGGCGGTTCTTGCCGTTGTTGTTGTGGTGGTTCTGGCTGATAAGGTGGCGCTGCTTGGCATCCGACTAAAACAAACGGCAACATTGCTATTAGGTGCGAATATTTCATTGTGTCCCCCAATGGTTGAGAAAGCAATCAATCAAATAGTTCAACCGGCGTCTAGTCGATTTTTCCATATCCTTTTTGCGCCAGCCAATCTTTCAAGATTGTATGGATGGCGTGCTTACGGTCGATGCCGTTTTCAACCATGTACTGCTCAAGCGCCGGGTTCATGTCTCGAACATCGAAGAGAAAATACTCTGCGGTCTCCACGGTGGCTTCCAGACGCTTGATAAGTGCGCCAAAGCCTTCGGCGGATAGATCCGATAGGTTGCCTTCCAGAGACCACCCAAGACGCGCCACGATCTCGGCATTCATACTTCGCCCGTTGGCCGCCGCTTCATTTTTCAACTGATCACGCATCCCATCGGGAAAGCGAACAATGTATTGATCCTGCTTGTCGCTTGGGTAAGTTTTTTTAACTGCCATCTATCGCTCCATATATTTATCTCGATTTGAGATAAAAAATTGCTTGACGCAATGATCTCGACTTGAGATATATGAATTATCTCAAGTCGAGATATTCATAATTTAAGAGTGGAAAATCATGAGCGCTGAACGTCAGTTTCGACAGAATGAAAGCCAATACATCCTTCGTTTTCCAGAAGGTATGAGACAAATGATCAAAATAAAAGCGGCTGAGAATGGGCGTAGTATGAACGCCGAAATCATTTTTCAGCTGAAAGCCGCATACGGCGCTGAAAATGAAAAGAGCGGGACTACGGCCTAGTAAACCGTCCCGCTCTTTCTGAAGCAATCCAACTCCATAAGGATATTGAACATGCAGGAGCATGATAGCAAGAGTGCGCCCAAAAATGCAAGTGGCGCTGATCAAAGAAAAGTGCCTTTGTCCTGCCTTCTCGCGGATATTGAGGGCCAGATCACATCCATCCAGCGCATTATCACTGGCATCAATGACCTGCTTATCATCGAAAACCCGGAAACGACCTATCGCCGCAACAAATCGGCGTTGGAATTGTCCTGGTATCTCGAAAGCCTCACCTCCGCTGTGAGCGCGACTGTTCTCCAAGCCATAGAAACCCATGATGCCGCAAATGCTGGCAATGAAGGAGTATGAGAATGAATGAAGTTTTGACTTTTGATTTTGAAAATCACCCTGTCCGTGCCTTTGAGCGCGATGGGCAGGAATGGTTTGTGGCGGTGGATGTTTGCCGGTGCCTTGGGTTGGAAAATAACAGGCAGGCACTTACTCGGCTTCCAGAGGATGAAAAGGGGGTCACTATTAGTGACACCCTTGGTGGCGCTCAAGAAATGGCGACGGTCACTGAACCGGGCCTTTACCGTCTGATTTTCTCCAGCACCAAGCCAGAAGCCGAACGCCTTAAGCGCTTTGTCTTCCATGAAGTCTTGCCAAAGCTGCGCCGCACGGGCCGCTTTGCGCCGGAGCCCGTGATTGATTGGGATGTGGCGCGTGAGCAAATGGCCATGGTGCGCGAAACGCGGTTGGCCCATGGCAAGAGCGCGGCAGCGGCGCTTTGGAAAGAGCTGGGCTTGCCCATGCCCTGGCTGGTCGAGGCTGAAAAAGAGCGAGATCAAGCCACGGGCATCATGCGGCATATTCATGATTTCATTGATGAATGCATAGTGAAAGACCCTGGTGCCGAAGTGAAGGCATCTGCTGTTTATAGCCGCTATCAGCAGTGGTCTGCGACCAACAACGCGCCTTACATTATGAAGTCGTCGTTTGGAAAATTCATGGTCAAGGCTGGCATGGAATGGCGTCGCAGCAACGGCACCATCTATACCGGCGCGCGCCTCAAACATGCCTCTGCCGTCATCAGCCAATAATTTCCCCGTCATCGGCTCAATGCGGGCCGGTGACGGCCATTCTCGCCTGTTGCGCACCCGCACCCATCGCGGTACAGTGTGGGCAGGTGCCTGATTTTCGGCCTTTTGCGCTGCGCGTGGGGTCTGGGGCTGTACAGGAAACACAGATAGGCTTTGGTCGCGACAGATAAAATTCGGGCCAATGACAGAAAAACACCAATAAAATCAAAGCTTGTACACGTAGGGCTCAAATCTGCGGCCAAACGTGATGCGCACGCGCACGTTCATAAAATATTTGTGTGTCTATCCCTTCGATAAATATGAATTTGTTTTTGTCGCGCACATCACAAAAGGTCGCGGTTTTGCTGTGTTTTCTGTACACCCTTTGATTTTATTGGCGTTTTTCTGCCCAATCGTTTATATTTTCTGTACATTGATTTTGTGTTTGCTGTGTTTCCTGTCGAACTTCCAAGAAGGTGAGAATCTCATGATAAAAAAAATGACGGTTGAAGCATTTTTGAATTGGGCTTTCACAAAAGAGCTTTGCAAGGCTGGCTCTGGGGCAGGTGGCGGCTCTGCTGTGATGGGAACGAGCTGGGACGCAATTTCCGACTTTGCGGTGCTGGGCACGCTGATTGACCGCAGCCCGAACGTCTATGGTGTCATTCCTGGCTTTCAAGAGGATGGTGAGCCGCATGCGGATGCGCTGCGGGCAGGGGCTGCTGTGCGCGGGCTGGCAGATATTGGCTTTGACATTCCAGAAGGGTGGAACCCGTTCCCGGAATGGTCTGATCCTCACGGGTTGGTGGCGGCTGAGGTTGAGTTGTTGCGGATTGAGTTGACGGCAAAGGGTGATCGTCTATCGGGCCGTCATGTGGCGGCTTTGGTCACCACTTGCGCCATCCTCAACCGTGGGCCGAATTGGGAGGCTATCAAGCCGCGCGAAATCATGGTGGCGGATGCACAAGGCAACCCGCGCTGGTTTGTGATGGCAAAGGCAAAGGATAGCCTTGGCAAGACCTATACCATCGAGACCGATGGCTATAACCGCCGTGCCAAGCGTCCGGTTGCCGGGGCCTATCGCAAGTATCGGCTGGCGGCATCCATCCGTGGTGCAATCATTGACCGGCTGGAGTGGCAGCTCTGGCAAGACGCACTGGCCTTAATTGCAAATCGTCTGCGCGGTGATTTGGAATCATATGAGATCATGCCGTTTGTGCCGGATCGGCAACCGTGGTCGAGGCGGAATGATATGCGGAAAAATGTAGCGTAACATTGTTTTCTTTGGAGAATTTCGACAATCGTTTGTGTTTGACCTGCGCACCTGATTTGACATAGCTTATGCACACTGGAAAAGGTGAGAAAAACCCACTGGCGGAAACGCTCGGTGGGTTTGGTGTTTTTGGCGATGATGTTTGGTGCTGTGCTGGGCTAGCAGCGTGATACACGACCAAACATAGATAAGCGGCCCAGCGGTCGCCAAGATCAACACAAGGTGAAGTGATGGCTAAGATCAAGACGCTATCGTCATCGCTGCGCATGGTTGATACGCGCTCGGTCAAGCCGCCACCAAAGCAGGCTGATAAAGAGCTGGCCAGTCCAGAATATCGGGCATGGGCTGCTGAGGTAAAGCGGCGCGCTGGCTATCAATGCGAATGGGTAGAGGCTGGCAAGCGCTGCCATGTTGGCGCACCGGCCCGCCTGTTCGCGGACCACATCGTTGAGCGCCGCGATGGTGGTGCCTTACTCGACATCAACAACGGCCAATGCCTCTGCGGGTCGCACCATACCCGCAAGACGGCTGCGGCGAGGGCCGATCGGATGCGGCGGTAACGATGGGGGTAGGGGGTTTAATTTCCCACCCCCATCCGGGGCCCGTAACCGCATGGGGCCCATTGGGAGATTTTTTTTCGTATGGCAGAAAATTTCAACCTCTTTGGGTGGGCTGACGACGCCCCCATGAAGGGGAAGGGGCGACCGCCACACAACCCGACTAAAGAAAGTCGTAACAAAATCATATTGTTACTGGCTATGGGGCGTAGCAATTCGGAAATGGCGGCAGCGCTAAACATCACCGAACCAACGTTGCGCAAGTATTATTTTTCCGAATTGAAGTCTCGGGATGAAGCCCGCTTCCGGGTCGAGGGTCAATTGCTCTTGCGGCTTTATGAGCAATGCGAACAGGGAAACGTTGGCGCGTTGAAAGAGCTGGGCAAGAAATTGGGCGAAGCACTTTTAGCCGATGGCGCTTTTGAGCGGCGCGCCAAACAAAGTGCTGCCGCCGCCGTTGCGCCAAGAGTGCCAAAGCTTGGCAAGAAAGAACAGGCATTGAAAGACGCCATGACGCCCAACACGGAAACGCCGCTGGGCCGACTGATGGCCGAACGCGACAACATGGGCGGAAAGCTCAACTGACATGAGCATTCACGTCAAGCCTTGGGACTTGTCTTGCCCTGATTGGGAAGAACGGCTCATGTCGGGTCGCTCTCTGGTGCCAGAGCTGCCGTTGTATCGCGATGAAGCCGAAATGGCTGTGGCGATCTTTGATGAATTGCGTTTGCCAGATGTGATCGGCATGCCAAAATTGCGGGATGCCTGCGGCGATTGGTTCCGCGACATCGTCCGGGCGGTGTTCGGGTCGAGAGACCCAGAGACAAACGAACGCCTGGTGCGCGAAGTTCTGGCGCTGGTGCCAAAAGGCCAGTCAAAGACCACCTATTCTGGCGGCTTAATGATTGTAGCCATGGTGATGAACCAGCGGCCACGCGCGGAAATGCTGTTCGTTGGTCCCACGCAAGCGATTTCAGATCGCGCCTTTGCGCAGGCTCAAGGCATGATTGAGGCTGATCCGGATCTTCGGAATCGGTTCGAGGTCAAGGAACACCTGAAAGAGATCCATGACCTGAAGAACAAATCCAAGATGAAGGTCAAAACCTTTGCCCTGGATATTCTCACGGGTTCCATGCCGGTGTTTGTGCTTCTCGATGAGCTTTGGCTTCTGGGACGGAATGCCCACGCTGCCAAGGTCATCCGCCAGATTCGCGGTGGGCTGGAGAAGAACTCGGAAGGGTTCTTCATGATCATCACCACGCAATCCGATGAGCCGCCCGTGGGTGTGTTCAAGGATGAACTGATCACGGCGCGCAAGATCCGCGACGGCAAATTTCGCGGCAAGGAATTCCGCGCCATGTTGCCGGTGCTGTACGAGTTTCCGGATCACGTCGCAAAAGACCCGGCTCTGTGGCAGGATCCGCAAAACTGGCATTTGGTTATGCCAAACCTTGGCCGCTCTATGCGCCTCGACAGTCTCATCAAGGACTGGGAAGGTGAGCGCACCAAGGGCATGAAAGATATTCAAATTTGGGCGTCCCAGCATTTGAATATCGAAGTGGGCATCGGTCTCAAGACAGATGCATGGCCCGGCGTCGATTTCTGGACCGCCCGCGAAGACGACACTCTGACCTTTGACAGCTTGCTTGAACGGTCTGAAGTCGTGGTTATAGGCATCGACGGCGGCGGACTTGATGACCTCTTCGGCTTTTCCGCCCTTGGCCGTGAGAAGGTCACAAAGGATTGGCTCGGCTGGTCCTATGCATGGTGTCACGAAGGGGTTTTGGAGCGGCGGCAGACTATAGCGCCAGCGCTCAAAGGTTTCGAGGAAGCCAAGGAACTGACAATCGTTGATGATCGATTGCAGGACCTTGGCGAGATTATTGAGAAAATCCGCATCGTCCATGAAGCGGGCTTGCTTGCCTGTATCGCGCTCGATGTGGAAGGGCCTTATGGCGAACTGGTTGATGAGCTGGCGAAGATCGGCATCACGCAAGATGATGATCTGATTGTTGGCGTGGGGCAGGGCATCAAGTTGATGAACGCCATCAAGACCACGGAGCGCCGTTTGGTCCGTGGCACATTCAAGGTTGCCAAAAGCACATTGATGCGCTGGTGCGCCTCAAACCTCAAGATTGAGGCCACGGCCACGGCTATCCGTGCCACCAAGCAAAATGCAGGTGATGCCAAGATTGACCCGATCATGGCCCTGTTTGATGCCGCCAGCATCATGATCACGAACCCAGAGGCAAAGCAAAAAGCTTCCGTCTACGAAGAACGTGGCCTGCTGGTCGTTTAACCTGTCACTGAAAGATCTGATATGAGCTTGCGCAACCTGCCAACCATGATTGCCCGGTGCTTCAGCGCCGTTGGAATGCGTGAGATTGTCATGTTTTCTGGTCTTGCCTTGATGGGTTATGGCCTGTCGCTGGTCTATCTGCCTGCGGCTTTCATTGCGCCTGGCTGCATTCTGGTTTTCGTTGCCATCTTCGGTGTGAAATAAATGGGGTTCCTTTCCGGTTTCCAGACCAAAGGATCATCATCCGATTTCGTCACGAAATCATCTGGTGTGCCTGCATCTGGCTATCTGCCCACGTTGGGGGCCATTCCCTCGGCGGCGGGCGTGCAGGTCAGCCAGGGAACAGCAGTCGGCGTTTCTACGGTCTATGCCTGTGTCATGCAGCGTGCGCGCGATTTTGCCCGCTGCACACCGCAGATATTGAGCCTTAAGGATGGCCGCGCCGGTGATAAGAACACGGCGCACCCGTTGGCCAAAATCCTGCGGCGTCCGAACTGGATGCAAACATGGTATGAATTCGCGTTGCAAATGCATGTTGCTTTGCTGCTGCGCAATAATGCCTATGCCGTTATTTTGCGCCGCCCGGACGGATCGCCGCAATATCTGATTCCCGTCAACCCAGACAATGTCATGGTGCTGGAAGCCTCTGACGGGCAAGTGTTTTACAACGTCAACCGTCAAGGCCTGTTCCAGCTTGCGGCATTGCGGAATGAGCCTGTTTCCATCCCGGCAGAAGATGTCTTTCATCTTCGTGGGCTGTCTTTCAACATGCTGGTTGGTGTCTCGACCATCGGCATAGCCCGCGATGCGATTGGCCTTGCCATGGGGCTTGAGCAGCAAGCATCGCGCTTTATGCAAAATGGCGCGCGGCCAAGCGGTGTCTTGCAGACAAAAGGTCAACTGACCAAAGAATCCGCCGAGCGCTTGCGTGATCAATGGGACACAATGCGCTCTGGTTTGCAGAATGTCGGGCGTACCGCCGTTCTGGAAGAGGGCACCGAGTGGAAGGCCATGCAGCTGACCTCGGTTGATCTGGAATTCATCGCGCAACGCAAGCTTCAGATTGAAGACATTGCCCGGTTTTTCACGATGCCATTGTGGAAGATCGGCGTGGCCGATGCCTTGGGTAAAACCAAAATCGAAGATGCCCAGCAAGATTACGTCGACTCCGTCATCATGCCCGATATTGAGCTTTGGGAGCAAAAGCTCGAGATGCATTTTGACCTCGATGAGCAGGGGCTGCAGGCGGATTTTGATGAGCGCAATCTCTTGCGGGCATCCGAAACGGTCCGCATCAACAACCAGCGTCTTAAGGTGATGTCTGGTCTGGCCACGCCAAACGAATGCCGCAAGGAAGAGGGTATGCCGGCCATGCCGGGTGGTGATGAACTTTTCTTTCCGGTTAATACGGCGGCTTTGGGCTCGAACGTCACGGGAACGTCAGCGGATGGTGCAGGACGGCCAGACGCTGGCACGCTTGCAGACCAAGGGAACGGTAGCAAAGAGGTTGAAACGCAATGAACCTGATCCACAAGGCATTCGCGGCCAGCACGGAAACGCTGGCCGATAAACGTCAGGTGCGTGTCATTGTCTCAACAGGCGATGTTGACCGTTCCGGTGAAATCATTGTGCCAAAGGGTATTGATTGGGCAGCATTCATGGCCACAGGAGCGGGGCCAGTGCTGTGGAACCACAACCCAAATATGCCGATTGCTAAATGCGTTGACATCGGCTTGCAGGATGGCCAATTGGTTGCGCTTGTTCAATTCCCGCCAGCAGGCGAAGATCAGCAATCCGATCTTTATTACAACAAGATCAAGTTTGGCTCGGTACCCGGTGTGTCTATTGGCTTCCAACCCGGCAATGCGGAAGCGCTTGACAAAGGCAACCCGATCAAAGGCCCGCAAAAATACCTGTCTTGCTACGTGATGGAATTTTCCTTCACTCCAATTCCATGCAATCCCAACGCTCTAGTGCTGGATAAAAGCGCAAAAGGTACAAACTGGAAGGTTGGAGCATCACGCAATCTGCCGCTGGAAAAGAACACTGGCCCCACATCGGAGTCAGATATTTTTACCGCGGCTGATTTCGATAGCGATAGCCCGGATACCACCTTTGCCCGCAAGGGCTTTCTCGCTTACGACGCTGCAAACCCGGATGATCGGTCATCCTACCGCCTGCGGTTTGCAAAAATGATCAACGGCCGGCTTTCCGCATGCCCGGACCTGATCAAAGCGGCGCGCGCGGAACTCGACTCCACCAATCTCCCTGATGAAACAGCGGCCAAGGCTGCCGCCGTTCTGGATCACTACGAGGGCCTGATGACCAAAACCACTCCTTCCCGACCATCGGTGATCAAATCTGGCATTCAGATTCAGGTCAAAAGCCTATGGCATGTGGCCCAACTGGCAAACATGCTGGAGGATCTGGCTTGGTTGAAGGAATGCGTCGAATGGGAGGCTGTCTATGAAGAGGACGGCTCACTTGCCCCGGCAATGCTCGGAGAAATCATGCAGGCCATGGGTGTGGCCCTGATCGCAATGACTCAGGAGGAGGTTGCCGAACTCCTCAAGCAAGAAACAGACGAAACTGCCGAGGTTGTGTCTAAAGGCTATTGCTCTGCCAGTGCCGCGCCGATGGTGAAGGCATTTGTTGCGGCACACATCAAGGCTGGCCGCAAGTTCTCGGCCACCTCGGTCACCACGATGCAGGAAGCCTGCAAGGCCATCAAGGATGGCCATGACGCCCTGCAAAATCTTATTGATGAGGAACCCTCCGACACGGATGGGGACCAGACTGCCGAGACCGACACGGCCAAGGCAGCCACGCGCATGAAAATCAAACGCATGCGCGAGGCGGACATTCTGCGGCTTTCCCAGCCGCTCTGATCGCTGGCGACAGGCTGGTTTCAACACATCCCCACTTTGCGCACAGGATGCGCCACGGAGACCTATACCCATGAAAATCAAGATTGCTGATCTTATGGCTGCCCGCACAAAGGCGTTTGAAGCCCTTCAGGCTGCCGCCGATGATGACGCCACCTCGGAAGATGCATTTGAAACGGCCAAAAAGGCGGTGATGGATCTGGACGCGCAGATTCTGCGGGTGAAAGCTGCGCAGGCTTTGTCTGCATCCACCGCCGTTCCCTCTGATGGCCAGGAGGAGCCTAACAAGGTTCCGGCGTCGGTTGAGAATGATCCTTACATCAAGCAAAAATCCCTTTTGATCGGTGGCATTGCCAAAACCATCGGTCTTGCTGGCGGCAATGCTTTTGTGGCTCCTCAGGCGGCCGCACAAATTTATGGTGAAAATCACCCTGTCACCAAGGCGTTGGCGACGTCGGTCGGTTCGTCTGGCGGATTTTTGGTGCCGCCTGATGTAATGACTGAAGTGATCGAGCTTTTGCGTCCCAAGGCTCGCGTTCGAGCAGCTGGACCGCGCAACATTCCTATGCCTCGTGGGACGATGACGCTGCCGAGCCAGAATTCAGCGGCTACCGCTTCATATGGGTCGGAAGGCAGAAATGCTACGAAGTCGCAACAGTCTGTTGGGAACAAGGTTGCCACATATAAAAAGCTGACGGCCTTTGTTCCTATCTCGAACGACATGATGCGTTATGCCAACCCAGCAATTGATGCTCTTGTCCGTGATGACCTTGTAAAGGTTATGGCGATTGCTGAAGATCGAAACTTTATTCTATCGGATGGCACCCAAGATACACCGCGTGGTTTTCTGTCGTTTGCCAACGGTTGGGTACAGCGCAATAACGGAACTGTTGGTGTTTGGAGTCGTTCAGCGAATTCGACTCTCGCGGTTAACGCTGTCGATCCTTCGGATAGTACGGGTGGAAATTTCATCACTTCCACTTCCAGTTATACGCTTGCGACCGTCGCATCCGAACTCGGCGGCGCAGTCAACCGTTTGGACACTGCCAACGTTGATGATGAAAAGCGCGTTTGGTTCATGGCCCCACGAAGCCGCAACTATCTGTACAACGTTCAAAATAGCCTTGGCGTCTACGTCTATCGTGATGAACTGAGCCGAGGGACTCTTTTTGGCTATCCTGTTCTCACCAGCACTCAGATTGGCACCAATTGGTGGAACGCAGATGGCAGTGCAAAAGACCTTTCTTTCGTTTTCCTGGTGGAAATGACTGAGGACATGATTTTTGATTCAATGCAGTTGGAACTATCTGTTTCGCGCGAAGGCACATACTACGACGAAAATAACAACCTCGTCTCTGCCTTCCAGCGCGATGAAACTCTTATTCGTGCGATTTCCGAACACGATCACCAAATGCGCCATGATGAAGCGATTGCGGTCATTCAGGGCGTTCGTTGGGCTCCAGCTATTCAATAACGCTGACGTCATAGCAGGCGGAGTTTAATGCACCGCCTGCGTACCGTGCGGAGCAACCGCCCGCTGTCCCAATTCCTTGAGAAGGATAGATTAAATGACTTCGACAATTGTCACACAACATAATGTTGGCGGACTCGGTAAGGTTAAGCGCCTTTCTGCAGCCGCCAGCGGCACAGCCGGTGGCACCGGCGATAATACTCAGGTCACAGGCGTTTCTATCGACCGAATGGTTGGGGGTGCATTGGCCGGCTCGATTGCTTTGGCTATTATAGGTGAAACCACGTTGGCCGCAGCTGCAACACTGTCTCTTGCCTATACGGTTCAAGACAGTGCTGATAGTTCGAACTGGACCACGTATGCAACTGGTGCCAATGCGGTCATTTCCACTGGCGCATCGGGTGGTTCAACCAACACAATTGAACAGGATATCGACGTTGATCTTGGTTCTGCCAAGCGTTTCGTCCGTATCCTGTTTACCCCGGACCTTTCAGCGGCCAACACCGACACCTTTGCGCTTCGCGCTGTCGGTTTCCTTGCTGGTTTCGACCGCGTTCCTCAATAACACGCCAGGTATAGAGATGGTGCGGGCTTGACCCGCGCCTGATCGTTGCCCTCACTTTGGCCAAGGAAAGGCTTTCGCATGGACATCTGGAGCACATTGCGGACTGCTATGGCGGACGCTGCAAAAACCTATGCCAGCGCTGAAGGTGTGCCAGTTGCACGCCCTCACATCATGGCCGCTCACGGGCTGCTCTCCAATGCTCTGCGGCAAGAATTTGATGCGGCCATGAGCCGTGGTTACATTGAAGTGGCAACGGTTGAAGACACATCCGCCTCGGTTATTTTCCCCGCGATGCCAACGATTTTGCCGCCATCTTCTGGTGCTTCTGATGACCCCGCAAAAGAAAATGATGCGGCCACGGATCATCAGCCGACTGACGCCACCACGCCTGTAGAGGCAGAACCCAGCTCGACAACCACGGAAGCCGCCGCGACCGAATCCGAGACGGCTGCAACCGATTTCGCAGCGGTTGCGGATGACACGGCAACAGATGCCGCAGTCGCACCCGCCCAGACGGAAGAAAAGGCGACTGCTGAATGAAAACCGTGACTTTGACCAAAGATCTGCGGCCATGGCGCGCTGGAGATGATATTCATGTTGAGGACGATGTGGCAAAGTCGCTGATTGAGGCCAAAGAAGCCAAAAATATGCGGCCATTCAGCCCTGCCGGATATCAAACCCGCGAAATGTCGGCTGATGAAAATGCTGGCCGTCAAAATTACCGCATCAAGGCAGTAGAAAGCGGGTTTCGCGCGTTTTCGGCCAAGCTGTCAGTGTCACTGGCTGCGCCATCATTGCCCAAGAAGCAAAAGGCAAAAGCCTGATGGCCTGCCGCTCTGCCACCACCATTGTCACGCCTGCAGCCACCTATGCGCTGACAACGCTGGATGACGTAAAGGCGGAACTGTCAATCACCGGCACGGACAATGATGCTTTGCTTTCGCGCTATATCCGGGCATCGTCCAAAGCGATTGAGCAATATTGCAACCGTGTCTTTGCATTGGAAACCATCAAGGACGAATTTTGGCCAGATCGTGAGCCTTATGCGTACCAGCTGGCCCCGGCGATCAGCAGCCTGCAATTAAGTCGCTGGCCTGTTGTATCGGTCACCAGCGTGACGGAAAATGCATTGCCATTGGTGGAAAACACCACTTTTCGCGTCAATGCCGAGGTTGGCGCGCTCTGGCGGCTGGATGATCTGGCTTATCCGAATGTGTGGCGGTCATGGCCGATTGTTGCCATCTATCAGGGTGGCTATGACGAAATTCCGGAAGATGTGCAGGATGCTGCAATCCGTCTGGTGAAGGCCCGCTATCTGGCGCGCGGCAGAGACCCATTCCTGAAATCGGAAGACATTCCCGGCGTTCGCTCGGTGCAATATTGGGTGGCCACCGGCGACGACGCTGGCAACATGCCGCCCGATGTTGCTGATATTCTGTCCAATTACCGCCAGATCGTGAGCGTTTGATGACCGCAGAACTTCTCAATCTCGCGCTCATGTTGCTTGGCGCGCATTGGGTGTGTGATTACCCACTACAAGGCGATTTTCTTGCGTCAGCAAAGCAGAACGGGCCTCTGCGCCTTTATCATCTCGTTGCCCATGCAGGAATTCATAGCGCAGCTGTTGCGCTGGTGACCGGGAATGTCTGGATTGGGTTGGCTGAATGGGCCGCTCATACCGTGATTGATGAACTGAAGGTGCGCGGGAAAACGTCCTTTGCTTTCGACCAGGCCATGCATTTGGTTTGCAAGGTTGTTTGGTTGGCTTGGATGTCAGTATGACCGCAGAAATCGCCGCCCTTGATAGTTCTTTGGCCCGCGCCGGTGAAAACGTCACCCTGCGCCGCATAGTCAAGCGGGCTGGCGTCGATGTCCCTGTCGATGTGGTTTGCCGCGCAGCTGTGCGGGTAGTTTCCGCTGATCAGATCGCGGGTACGATCACTCAGAACGATCTGAATGTGGTGATGTCGCCAACGCAGATCCTGGCGGCGGATTGGCCGGGGCAGAATGACAGCATCACCTCGGGCAATGTTGTTGATCAGCATCTTCCGAAATCGACCGACAAGATGATCGTGCAGGGCAAGGAACGGCAGGTGCGCAGCGCAAAGCCCATTTATGTCGGCGGCGTCTGGGTTCGCACTGATATGGTCGTGGCAGGTTGATATGGCCGAGATTGAATACTTCGAAAGCCAGCTTTCCCGTTCAGTCGCGGATTGGGAAAAAAAAGTAACGCGAGAATTTGTAGCATTTGCAAAAGGCAAGAAGGATCAGTTGGTTGCGTCCGGCAAAGCGTCTCCTGTGTATACGCGCTATGTAAACAATGTGCCAGGCCGTGCAGAAGAGCAAGTGGTTTTGCCCGGTCCTATCCTCTACGTTTTTGTAAGTTGGTCCCCGATCATTCGAAATGCCATCGCTGAATTAAAGCGGCGTGTACCGCAAAAATCTGGACGTTATGCCAACAGTTTTATTGTCCTTGCCAATAACGCGTTGGTGACTGATTACTCAACAATTCCGGCCAAAGCGGAAGTGCTGATCATTAACAGCCAACCCTATACGCGTAAAATGGAAAGTGGTGGCAATACGACCGGAAAACGTCATTTCGAGAAGGCTAAGAACGCCTTGGCTCGCGAGTATGGCAGAAATGGAATTGATTTTGATTTGGCTTTTTTGACCGTGCCGTCTGGGGTCGCCCCCGGTGTGCCGTATGTATTGAAGACATCACATGAACCGGAAGCTGCTGTGCAAAATCGGAGATCAAGCGCATACCGCGCTGGGCGCATTTTACTATCGAGAAGAAAAGACCGGCAGGCCGGAATGTCGATCACCTATCCGGCCCTGATCATTAATATCGGTGTGATGTATGGCCAGCCCTGAAGTTTTCGATGCATTCCAATCCACCCTGAATGCGGGCTGGACCGCGACCGGAATCGTCTATGAAAACGATTTTGCCCAAAATTACACGGAAGCGGGCCTGCCGTTTCTTTATGTCGAGGTCTACGGCGACAGTTTTGATCAGGAAACGGTTGGTGCGCCGGGCCAGAACATGTGGCGCGAGGAAGGTGCTGCCTATCTGCACATCATGGTCAAATCCGGTACCGGCAGCGCGCAAGCGCGAAGCTGGGCCAAGCAATTGCTGGCGCTGTTTCGTGAGCAATCGATTGTGGTCAACGCCACCACGGGCGAGACCTTGCATATGCCACAGATGAGCATTGGCGCTGGTGAGCCCGGCAAGGATTTTCCCGAATATTGGGCCATGACCGTGACCATCGCATGGTACCGCCGCGATGTCACCGGCACCTGAAGCATATCCGACACAGAACCCGCAGGCGCGTTGTGCGTCCGCTTTAATCCACGCATAGAGGGAGCCTCTTATGACCGTAGCTGACGGCAGTCAGGTCCGTCTTGCCGATGTGTCGGAAACGACCATTGGCACGACGCCAGCCACCCCAACATTTCAGGTCATGCGCTATGTGACCTCCGATGTGAAATTGTCCAAGCAGACCGATGTGCCCAACGAAGTGCGTGCAGACAGAAATGTCAGCACCATCACCGATGTGGGTCGTTCGGTTACCGGCACTATCAACACGTTGTTGAGCTATGGCACGTTTGATACATGGCTGGAACGTCTGTTTTGCTCCAGTTGGAGCACGGATGTTTTGAAGAACGGTATCACGCCCAAAACTGCTACGCTTGAGCAGTTCTTTGAGCAGGGAGCGACAGATACATTCATCCGCTATCAGGGTGTGCGCTGGAATACGCTGGATCTCACTTTGACCGCGCGTCAATCTGTGCAGGCGAATTGGGGTATTATGGGCATTCGCAGCCCCACGCCCACATCGGCCATCATCACCGGGGCAACTTATACCGATGCCACCACATCTCCAGTGTTCAATGCCGGGCTGAATGTTGGGTCGTTGGGGCTGACAGGTGTTACAGCATCCCCGAAAATGCAAAAACTGACCATGCGCATCAACAACAACATTTATCAAAATGATGTTGTCGGCTCCTATGAGCCTTATGGCCATGGCTTGGGCCGGTTTGAGGTGACGGGCACCATGACCACCTATTTCGAGGATCTCTACACCTATCAGGCCATCCTCGACCACTCCGATGTGGCTTTGGATTTCACCTTGGAGGATGCCAATTCGAAATCCTATGCCTTCAGCCTGCCAAAGCTGAAATTGCTGGATGGTGGCCCGACCGGCGTCGGCAATGGCCAGCCCGTTCTGCTCGATGTGCCTTTCCAGGCTTATTACGATCCGACCTCTGCCGCGTCCATGTCGATCACCCGGAGCGGTTGATATGGTCAAGGAGGCAGACTCTCATGAAGCTGCGCCCGCCGCGACTTCCGAAACCTTCATTCCATCCGTTTCCTTCCGGGGCTACCCGGACGGCATTACGGAAGTGCATTTTAAGGCAGGCGTTGAAAGCGCGCCTGTCCCACCAAAGTTTGCCGCGCTGATGCGGGTAAAGGGCTTGGTGGCCGACACCAAAACCACCAACGAGGCTGCGGCAAGCTGAGGCTTTCGCAGTAAACGGGCGGCGGGTGTTGTCGGGCACCCGCTGCTCAGCATAATTCGTCTTTTTGATGACGGTGCAAAATTGCACGATCGTGATTTGTTCAGCAGTTTGAATCGCCGTCTGCCCAGCGCACGACATCTCTCAAAGTTCTGTTTTTAGCGAGGGTATTGCCAGAAACGACACTAAGTTTGGAGCCATTGCCCTCTTTTTGGATTTTGGCTTTCCAGTAATAGTTTCTGGCCCCCATGTCTTGCAGGGAAAATGCAACTTCGCCGTAGCCAAGTTCGCTGAAAAGATCACTATCGACTTGAAAGGATGTGTACATGCCATTGCCCACGCCAGCGCAACGGCGGGCGGTGCCAACAAGGCGGCGATAAACCTCCTGATAATTGGCGGAATAGGTCTTTTCCTGCCGCACGGCATCTGGGCTTTTTTCCAGAGCTTCAGGCGATGATGAGCAGGATGAAAGCGCCAGAAGCGCGGAAATGATGGAAATAGCTGTAATACGCCGAGTCTTGGCCATGAAATCCCCCTTTGGTTGCAAAGGTATCATTCATTTTTTTCAGCGGGAGTCGAGGGGCATGCGCAAAATTGCGCATACCCCTATCGCCCGGTTAATTCTCACTGTCACTCTGACTTTTGTTCTTGGAGTGAGCTTTGACCAGATTGAATTTCACGATTTCAATCTGTCGAATGATTGCTTGAAGATCGTCTTCTTCGAGTTCTGGAAGTAATGCGAAGGAATTTTCCAGCCGGTGGATGATTTCAGCGTTCATTGATCGTTTGTTTTCGATAGCAGCTTTTTTGACGCGCTCCATTAAACCAGCAGGAAAACGCACCATCGTTTTGTCAATTTCGTCGCTCGGGTATTTGGGTCTGGCCATTGTTTTATCCGAATGGGCATATTTGAATATCTATGCCTACTGAGAACTCGTTACCAAAAAAATACGGAACAAGCAAAATAACTATTGACTACGCATCATTGTAGTATCATTCGTATTCCGTAACCAAATTGATGCGGAGGCAACTATGAACGAAAAAACTGGCCACCTTCCACCTTTTGGCCTGCGTATTCCGCAGGCAATCCGGGATTGGGTTCAAAAGGAAGCGGAAAAGCAAGATCGCAGCATGAACTATGTCATCTTGGCGGTCTTGCGTGAAAAAATGGAATGCCTTGAAAATGAAAAGAGCGGGAACAAGGCCTGATAACCTTCCCGCTCTTTCTGAAACAATCAAACTCCCAAAGGAGATGTGACATGCAAGAGCATGATAGCAAAGCTGTTGCCCAAAGTGAAGCGGCAATTTTGAGCGCGATGATTGGCAACCCCCATCACGTTGACCTCGACAGTGAAGATTATAGCAGCGCCGTGTTGTTCTTTGCCCGGCGTGCCGCACTGGCATTGCAAGATGCCCAAACAGCCGCAGAGCTGGGTCATGGTGAAACGTTGAGTGCCAAGTTTGCTTTGGTCGTGAGATATGCCACCGCCATGGCAGATATGCCGTGCTGTGACCCATCGGCCATCGCTGCAAAGCTGCATTTATCTCAATTGGAAATCGCCCGTGATAACGGATGGGTGGTGACAATGGGGGGAGCGGTTGTAACCGCTTTGCAGGCCTCGGCCTTGCGCGATCAAATGCAGATCATGGGAGTTGCAGCATGACCACGGAAACCATGAACACGGAAACTGTGGAAAAGACAGAAGTACAGCCAATCGTTTTTGTGAAAGCGGGTGGTGTGTTTGCAAATAGCATTGATGTTGCCGATTTCTTCGAGAAGGAACATCGTAATGTTCTTCGTTCCATAGATAAGTTGATTGCTGATGCGGGTGAGGAGCATGTGCTCAATTTTGAGCAGATGGTCAGAGATGTCGATATTGGTAGTGGCGCGGTTCGCCAAACAAGAACATTTGATATGGACCGCGACGGCTTCATGCTTCTTGCCATGGGGTTCACCGGGGAAAAAGCCTTAAAATGGAAACTGGCATGGATCAAAGCCTTCAATGCCATGGAAGCCGAGCTTCTTGCCCATACTGAGATTTCAAGTAAGGCCCACCACCCCGATGATATTCATCTTCCCCGTGCCCGTGATGGCAAGGTCTGGGGCGTTCGGGTTCAAAAGATCAATGCGGCGGCGCGAATGATTGCTGTGGCCAATTCGATCTACGGGCCAGAGGCGGCGCGGTATTTGTGGGAAGCCGAGAAGGATTTGCCGAATGTGTCCAACAAGGCGCTTTCAGTCTTGTGCGATACTGCCGATGATGACCCGGTTGGATGTTTCCGCCACATGATGCGGGCGGCGGCAGGCAATGGCCGCTCATTGGGAGAACGGGTCTATGATGCTTTCACCATCCCGGCTGAAATGGGCAGGGTGAAACAGTGCGGTATTCTGGTCGGGCCTGTGTCCGCCTCAAACTTCATTGCCATCGCCATGCAGCACCCGTTCTTGGCGCGGGTGTTTTCAGAAACCCAATGGGTTGGCAGTTGGGAAGTAGCGCTTGCGCAATTGCCCGGTGCCACGCCATCCCGGCGAAAATTGCAATTCGGCCCGGTTCAGTCCAAGGCCGTGATGTTGCCTAAGAGTGAAGTTGCAAAACTGCTGAACCGAAGCAACTAAGCCTTTTACCCATTCAAGAAAAATGCCCTGCCGGGCTTCTCGGCGGGGCTTTACCCATTGAAAAGGAACCCGACATGACAATCAAACTTGCATCGCTGGCCGTAGATCTGGAACTGGAGAAGAACGGCGAATGGATCGAATTCCCCGAATGGCCAGGCGTTTCATTTTGTGTCTGCTCTCTGATGAACCCCGATTATCAGGTGGCGCGCGAATTGCTGCTGCAGCGCCTGCAAAAGCAATATGGCACCAAGCCTATTCCTCAGGATGTGATGGTGGCCGAGGTCGGTGCGCTGTTCTCTCAACATATTCTGAGGGGTTGGCGCGGTTTCGATCTGCCCTATGACCAGAAGAAGGCGGCGCAAATGCTGACGGACCCGCAATTCCGCAAGCTGGTAGCCGCGGTGCAATGGTGTGCGGGTGAGGTTGGGCAAACCGAAATCGAATTTGTGGAGACGGAAGTAAAAAACTCCGAACCGCCTTCCGGTCCCGGTTCAGGAATATCGGCAAGAGCCAAAAAGAAATAGAGATCGAGCTTTGGAAAGCGGAGCTGGCTGCGGAATTTCCGGATGATGCTTGGTTACAAAAAGGTGTCGTGCCGCTGGAGTCGTACGAGCCGAAACCATGGCACGCCTTGTACTTCCGCGCTTTCGATGCCCTGCAATATGATCGGTTTATCGGGTCAATGGGGGGCGAGGGGCCGATTTATTACACGGCTATCAGCCAATATGCCCGTGACCACAACATTTCAGGGTCTGACCTGACAATGTTTCACACATTTCTGAACGCCGTTGACGCCGAATATCTCCAGCTTGTCACCGAGCGGGACAAAGCACGATCCTCCGATACGGGCGAAGCCTCAGGAAAGAAACAGAATGGCTGAAGAGCAAACCAGCTTCATGGCGGTGATGAAGGGCGATAGTTCGTCCTATCAGGACGCCCGCAGGCAGGCCGCAGATGCCGATAAGCGTGCAGCATCCGCTATGCAGGATCTTGCGCGGACTTCGGTGGCGTTGGATTCGACCATCGGTCGCAGCCAGAATGTGCTTAAGTCCCTTGCCTCAGCCTATGTTGATGGGGCTGGGAACGCCATAAAGTTTGAACGTGAACTTAACAGGTTGTCTGCTGGTATTTCTAAAGGGCAGATTAATGCTCAGCAGATGTCTGTTATTCTTGATGGGCTGTATCGTAAGTTTGGTCTAACTGCCGATGCTTCTCGGTTTGCGGCAAAAGGTCAGCTTGAATTGGCGACTGCTGTGGAGCAGCTTAATGCTAAGTTGATTGTCCAGCAGAATATCAAGCCTGCAAACCAAAATCTGAATCTGTCGGGTAGGATCAACCAGTCTCTTAACGTGCAGAATGATTTTGGCGGTGCTAACCGTGCTGCGGACATCGTCGCTTATGGTTCCGAACTCGACAAATTGCGGGCGAAATTTGACCCTCTCTTTGCGGCTATGCAGCAATACCACGGCGTGCTGAATGAGATCAACCAAGCCGAGCGGGTTGGCGCTATTTCTGCATCAATTGCGACTGAGCAAAGGCTTAAGCAGGCAAACGCATATGGCGCTTTAAAAAATGAACTATTGCAGGCAAACCAAAGTATGAGTTTGTCTGGTCGGATCAATCAATCGCTCAACGTACGCAGTGATTTTGGTGGTGCGAGCCGGTCAGAAGATATCGCCGCTTATGGCTCCGAGCTTGATAAGCTACGCGCAAAATATAACCCAGTGTTTGCGACCACTCGAGAGTACAGAACTGAACTTGGCCAGATCAGAGAAGCTTATAAAGCTGGTGCTATCAGCGCTGATGAAATGGCAGCGGCAACCAGCCGTTTGCGGCAGTCAACGCTTGGAACTCTGGCTGCATTGAAGGGTCAGAGGCAGGGCATGTCAGATGGCAGGCAATCTTTTGCGGCCACAAATCTCGCATATCAGGCGCAAGACGTTATCACGCAAGCCGCAATGGGCGGCGTATCGCCTGCGATGATCGCGTTACAGCAGGGCCCACAGGCTGCCATGTCGTTTCAGGGTATGTCTGCCCGGCAAGCTATATCTGCTATCGGCGGCGCGGCGGCATCTATTGTCAGCCCGCTCTCGCTGGCGACCATTGGTATAACGGGGCTTTTGGCGGCTGGTGTTGGGTATTTTTCATCCATCAAATCAAACACGAAGTCGGCTGATGATGCGCTGAAAGAGCATGAAGCCTCAATCCGCAGGTTGAAAGACGCTTATGGAGACGCCTTGAAAGGGTTGGATGATTATTCAGCCGGAAGCAAGACCTTCGCTGGCTTGCAAATGAGTGCCAGCAATAGGCAGCTATCAACGACAACACGAGCCGAAGCATTCAAATTTTTCGATGAAGTGGGTGCTGTTCGTAACACGCGCACGTTTGGCGGCAACACATTCTTTGCTGATAATCAGTTCAAACCATTCGAAGACGCTTTGCGAAGGTTGCAAGCAGGTTTGCGAAGCGGGCGTCCAGACATGGAGGCTTTTTACAAAGAATTAGATCGGATATCCAACGCTGCACCATCGCAAGAAATGCAGAAAACGACAGATAAGATCGTGGAAATGATTGGTCCTGTTGATCGGCTTGCACGCGCTATGGAGGCCGCAAACATTATCAAAGACAAGCTTTTTAATGACCGCGGGCCAAATGGATTTTTGCTGTCGCAAGGGACAACGAATTCATCTGACATGGGTAATTTGGCGCTGTATGAATCACAGCAAAAAGTTTCCATGTCGCGCACACAGCAAGCATTGAATGCACAATTAAACGGGCTTTACGCCAGAAACCCCGATGAGAAAGCCGCTGCTGCTCGTGCGCAAGCGTCTGCTGTCTATAACAACGATGAAAGCCCGGCCCAGCGCCGCCAGCGCATTGACAACGCTGAGTTAATGGCGCGCCGTCAGGCTGAAAAAGAGCTGAATGATGCGCAGCGCGACCGGCAGATGACGCTGGCCAAGACGTTGGATGATCAGCGCAATGAAATCTCGCTGATCGGCAAAACCGCAGGCGAGGCGGCAGCGCTGCGCAAGGAATATGAGCTGATTTCTGCGTTGAAGATGGATTCAGCCCGCAATAACCGTAAGGTTGACGAGGATGAAATTTCTCGGATCAAGCAGCAAACCAAAGAACTTGGCGCGCTCACCGATGCACTCAACAAAGCCAAATTTCAGGATGACCTTGCATTCCAGCAACGCCAGTTGGGCCGAAATGCCGGTGATCAACAGATTGCTTCGCAATTGCGCGGGGCAGGATTGCCGGAAGATCTCAAAAGCGGCGAGGCCAATCAGTTGCGCAGCATGGCCCAGCAGCAGGCGGCGCGCACTCAACTCAATTCGTTCTATTCGGATTTTGTCGGCAGTTTACGCAACAATGGTGGTGATGCCGGGAAGGCGTTTGGCGATGCCTTCAAAAATGCGCTCCTGAATTCTGCTGCCAAAATGGGTGAGCAGGCCATGGACAGAATCTTTGGTTGGCTGATCAGTGGCTTGCAGTCGAACGGTGGAAGCCAGGCGAGTGGAGTTGGTGGCCTTGTGAGCAAAGGGCTTGGGCTAACAGGTGGTGTTGTTGCCAATGACAGTGGGGTGTCTATTGGTTCGCTCACGCGCATGGCGTTGCCTGAGGCCGGCAAAAGTCGCACTGGAATCCCGCTTGCGCAGATCAGCACGGCTGGTGGCTTGTCCACCTCTGTTGCATCGGCTTACGCCCCGCAGTTTCAAGGATTTGTCAAAGACCTTGAGGCATCAGGCTACGGTATAAAATCAATCGGCGGTTACAATTACCGCAATATCGCCGGAACGAATAAGCTTTCAGAGCACGCTTTCGGCAAGGCCATCGATATTAACCCATTGCAAAACCCTATGGGCAAATCACTGGTCACGGATATGCCGTCAAATGTAGGTGATATGGCGTCCAAATGGGGTTTGTCCTGGGGTGGCGCATGGGGCTCGAAGAAAGACGCTATGCACTTTGAGGTTGCCAATGATTCCGCATCAAAAGCGCTTGAAAGATTAGCGTCATCAACGGGCAGCGCAGACAAAGGCCTTTCAACGCTCAGTTCCAGCTTAATGCAAACAGGCAGTTCATTGGGTGGCAAGGCGGGTGGTTTTTCGGGCCTCAGTTCCGGCTTCGACTGGTCTCGTTTGACAAGCTCAAGCTTCAAGCCAAACACGACCTACGGTGATTTCATCGGCGCGACGAACAGTCAAAAATCGTCTGGAGGCGGCGGGATTTTTGGACTTCTTGGCAGCCTTTTCCATTTTGCCGATGGCACTGAAAGCGCGCCGGGCGGTATTGCCATGGTGGGTGAGCGGGGCCGGGAACTGGTCAATCTGCCACGCGGTAGTCAGGTTATTCCCAATCACCGCACGGAAAGCATTATTGCGGCCAATAACAACAATACCGGTTCCGGCTTTTCGGCGCGTCAGGCCATGCCGCAGGTCAATGTCACAATCATGGGCAACACCTATTCGGACGGTCATTTGCAATCATCCATCAGCAGTGCGGTGCAAGAAGGGTTTCGCACCCAACAGATCAACAATCGTCGCGGTGGCACTGGCATGGAATATGACCGCTGGAACAAGGATAAGGGTTGAACGTGGGCCGCTATACCAACCTGAAAACCTTGGACATCGATTTTATCAAGCCGCAATCTGTGGAATTTGATGTGCAGGCCAATGCCATTGATGGCGGTCGCAATCTGCAAAACGAGTCCATCTCGGCTGAAATGTCAGGTGGTGGATTTGTAACCGCGACTTATGAAAGCTGCTACGCGCAGCAGCCGGAAGAGCACGAATATTTTACATGGTTAGCCGCACATTTGAATGGGTCGTTTCGTTTTATCAATGTGCCATTGAAAACGGATTGGCAGGGGCCTTTCCCGCTCATTGAGCGGCGTCCTGTACCAATCATTACAAAAATCCCGCATTCAGATAGTTCGCTGTTTTCGGATGGGTCGGGCTATAGCCAAGCCACGGTGTTTGCTTCCGTATTGGCAAATGCGGCGGTGAATGCCGGGCAAATCTCGCTGCGCGTTTATGGTGCTACCCGGCCACTACGTTGGTCCGATTGGTTTTCAATCAACCACAATGCAAATGACGGCAGTAGGGGTTGGCGGGCCTATCGCAATTGGGATATTTTGGGCGTCTCTAGCGAGGGCGTGACCAATTTCAGCGGTGCTGATGTAGCCTATCGCGATTATGTTCTAGCGATTCAGCCAACATTGCGCGAAGCTGTAACAGCCGGAACACGGGTAGAATTTGCCCGGCCGCGATTTGCCGCCAAAATAGCGCCAGGTCAAAGAATATCGACCAAGATCCAGAGTTACTGGGTAACGCGCCCAACGCTGCAATTTGTCGAGGCGTTTTGACCATGACCTACAGCGTCAACTATGTGCCCACTGTTGTGACTGATGCGCTTTCCGGGTCGCATCAGCTGGGTATTTTCATGAATATCCAGACCGATCCCGCTTTGCATCTATGGTTTGGTGTCAATGACATTCCGGCTCAGATCGATTCTCTTGATCCATCTGGCACAACCTATCTCGGCGGCGGTTATCTGAATGGATTGCCAACGCTGGAGACGCAAATCAATGGCACGTCTGACAGTATTGAGCTGACCTTGTCAGGGATTGACCCCAAAACCGGCTCTGCTTTGAAAAACAGCATTCCGCCAGTGCGTGGTTGTGAAATCTACATAGGTTTGACGACGCTTGATCAATACTACCAGCCGATGTCGGACATCATTCCGATTTGGCAGGGAAAGGCATCCCATGCGGCAGTGGAAAGCCCGCCCGTCAGTGGGGTTGAAAATCGTACTTTGTCGCTGTCGCTGATTTGCACAACCGGATCAGACACGCGCTCCCGGCCATCTTACGCCCGCTGGTCTGATGCGCAGATACAGGCCGAGCATCCGGGTGATTTGTTTGGTCAGCAAACATCACGATTGGCGCGTGGCGTACAGCCACCATGGCCAAATTATTAGAGGCATCATGAACATCCATCAGTTTATCGGCGCACCACATCGTTTTCGATGGGGCGGGGCGGGCCTGCGCGCCGATGACAAGACCCGTGGCGACGATTGCATGACCTTCGGGGCCACATGGTGTTTTGAGGCGACAGGGATTGATCCAGCCAAAGATTTGCGCGGCACCTACCGCGACCGTGAAAGCGCACATGCCATCATGCAGTCGTTTGGTGGCCCGCTGCCTTTCATGGCGGCGCATCTTGAGCCGCATGGTGCGCGCCGCATTCAATCGCCAATCGATGGTGATATTGGCCTTTGCGAAATGATGGCGGGTGAAACGCCAGAAGCGGTTTGCATGTCGCTGGTGGGCGCTGTGCGCTTTGGTCCATTGTGGGCGTCAATCTCTCCGGCTGGTGTTGTTGTGCGGTCTGCAAAATGTGTTGCAGCCTGGAGAATTTTGGCATGACCATCAGCCGGGACTATTTGCCAAAAAATCTGTTTGAAAATGCAGAGAGTCAAGAGGTTGCACGGCTTGTGCGCGCGCAGGATTTTTGCAGTAGCACATCGTTGCGCAGTTATCCTTTCGAGCATTACGATCCTATTTTTGTGCCATTTTTCACGGCTATCGGGTTCACCGGGACTGTTGCTGGTACAACAATCACAACGGCAGCCCTTGCCTCGGCCATAGCGACAACAGCTATCTCCATTGGTATCCAGATGTTGATGGCCCCCAAGCCGCCAAAGCCGGAAGATGGCAAGGTGCCGTTAACGCAAGCTGTCCCTTATCGCTATTGGGTGGTTGGCCGTCAGCGCATTGCCGGGGCTTATATGTTGTGGGAGGCCAAGGGCGCAGCACTCTATGCTGTGCAGGCGTTGGCAGGGCATCGGATTCGCAGCGTTAACCGTTATTGGCTGCATGATGATGAGATCACCGATAATATTGGTCCTGATGGCTTCACCACATTTGGCGGTGATCCTTACGGCGGCAATGTTCGCATTTTTCATCGGCTTGGGTTGCCGATTGAAACGACTTATAATGAGATCATTGCGGGCTACAGCAATGTTCCTGGTCTCGGCGGTGAGGGCATCTGGACAAGCCAGCATGTAGGACATGGCATTGCCTCGGTCGCCATGGTTTGCCAGCAGACCAAGGCTGAACGGCAGCAGGCGCGATTCCCCTATGGGCCGCCGCGGCTCTCGACAGAGGTTGATGGTGCTTATGTGTGGGATTTTCGTGATCCTGCGCAAAATCCTGAAAACCCGGATACATGGGTATGGAGTCGCAATGGCGCGCTGATTATGGCCTGGCACCAATGCTTCAATCCATATGGTGAGCGCCGTGACTATCGCAAGGCAATTTTGCCTGTGCTTGATATGTGGAAAGAAGAGGCTGACGTTTGTGATGAGAATGTACCCACAGCTGCGGGGGGTACTGAAAAGCGGTATCTTGTCAGCGGTTTTGATACCACAGAGCATGACCCGAAGGTTGCAACAAATGCCATTCTTTCCGCAGTTGACGGATGGATTTGTTATCGCGGCGATGGCGCGGTTTTATTCACAGTTGGCAAATTCCGCGAAAGCCGCGTCGTCACGCTGACGGATCGCGACATCCTTGGTTATCGCATTCAGGATGATGTGTTGCCGCAGGATGAGTGCAATCGTTTGGTGCCAAAATTCAATTACCCAGACACGGATTATTCAGAATCTGACACAGACTTTTTTGAGGATTTGTCAGCTCAAGCCACCATGGGGCGGGTGCTCTCAAAAGAGGCCAGCTATCTGTGGTGCACGCAATGGCGTCAGGCGCGGCGGTTGGGTAAGCGCGACTGGTTGCGTATACGCCAGAAGATCAACGGATTTTTTAACGTTCGGCTATCTGGGATCAATGGGATTTACTCGCGCTGGATCAGACTGAGTACACCAATCGGCCTGCCAGAATATGATGGCATGTTGATTGAAAACAAGAAATCCGTTGTCGCTCTGACCAAGGGCGGATTTACGCTGGATTGGATGAAGCATCCATCGCCGGAAGAGATTGAGGCGTGGAACCCCGCAACAGACGAGGGGCGTCAGCCGCCCGTGCCCAGCAAGCCAAACCCGGCCAATCTGGATTCGCCTGTGATCTATTCAGTTTCGCCAAATGCAACGGGTGCAGGCTCTGTCTATCTTGCGGTCAGAATTGTAGACCCAGGAGATACTAACCTTTCTCTGAAGGTGCGCTACCGTCTCGAAGACAATGGTGCGGGCGTACCGGGTGAGTGGGTCTATCAGACATTTGTCGATTTCGCGCCATCAGGTGGCTACGTTGATGTGTTCACAAATACCGTGCCCGGCAACTCCACACTTGAGGTGCAGGCGGTCTGGTTTACCTCAAACGGCAAATATTCGGACTATTCGGCAACAAGCACTGTCTTCACAACAGCAGATCCAACGGCCCCTGGCCCTGTGTCCATCACATCTGTGATCACCGGGGTTGTTGGTGAAGCCACAATAAATTGGACCGCACCCAACAGCGCGAATTACGCCGGTGCAAAGGTCTACTGGAACACCGTCGATAACCCTGCAACGGCAACATTCAATGGACCGCAGGAAAACGGCACAGCAAACGGCTCATATGGCCGCACAATCACACTTTCAGCAGGCACTTATTACGGGTGGGTTTCATCCGTGAATGCTTCCGGCGTGGAAGGCAACAAGACCGCGACGGGCGCATTTACCGTCTCCTGACCTGCAATCCTAAAAGGTGAACAATGGTACAGCCAGCCAATATGATTTGGGCGGATGGCCCCGTCATGTCTGCACAAAACCCAGACAAGAATGAGATCAGGACGTGGGGAACATGGCTTGAAAGCCTGATTGCAGCTGGGTCGCTTGGTGATCACTGGTATGCAAGCAAAGCGGCGGCAACCTCAGCGGCTGGCGCGCTAGCCAATGGCACGGCTGTGGTGGTTTATGGTGATGCAACAGCATCAAATAACGGTCTCTATATTGTTTCCAGTGGCGCTCTCAATCAAATCGCTGACTTTTTGCCGGGTTGGCAGTTGGTGCGAACATCGGACAATGGCACGTCAGATGCAAATGGCTGGCGGCTGAATGCTACGCCGTTCGCGCCATCAACTGAAGGGGCTGTGATTTTTTTTGGTATTGTGCCGTACACAAATACGAGCACAAACGTTTATGTCTCTCTTAATTATGGCCCAACCTATCCGGTTAAATCTATCATTGGCAGTGAACCTGGTATTGGTGATTTGGCTGCCGGAATGCCATTTTTTGCGATGATGTCTTCTGGACAGTTCAGATTAATGAGCGATTCCGCAATCGCATCATCGCTTTTCGCCGCGAGGGACGCGGCACAGGCTGCGCAGGCTCTGGCGGAAATCGCGCAAGCGCAAGCGGAAGCCAGTGCGGATACCGCAACAAGTTCTGCGGCACTCGTGCAGGCTGTCCTTGCCAGCGTGTTTTTAACGCGCGTCTTTGATTTTTATGTAGATCCGGCATCTGATCCGGTTTCTAGCGTAACCATCCCTGACGGATACGTGCCCGGACAAGTTTCAGACGTTCGGATTAACGGCATTGGCATCGAGCCAACAGAGTTCGACGCCACCAGCGGGACAGATGTGAGTTTGGTCACGCCTATAACAACAGACGATTTGTCTGGGGACAGCACGACTGTGCATGTGCGCGTGGAGGTCGGATATAAAACCAATTTTAGCGTTGGCGCGCTTGATGCCAGTTATATCCGTCGCGGAATTAACTCAATTTCGCGCGCTGGCAATTATTTAGGTATTGGTCAGCAGGCGGATTTTTCAAATCTGGGTATCGGTGGCCTACTCATTGGGGCTGGCTATGATGAGCGCGGAAGTGGTGCTCTTCTTTCGGCTGATGGGTTGTCCAACTGGCTGGCCTTGCGTCCAAGCAAAGACCAGAATCCACAAGAGCTGATTATCTACAATAGCGCCAGTCAGGGCTATGCGCAGACGGTCTCCGGCACAAACCGTATCAACCGGCTTGTTGGTACGCCATTTAAAACCGAATGGGTCGGTAGATACATCTACTTTTTACGAAAGCGGTTCCGCGTTGTCAGCGTGCTGAGCGGTGATGCGATGACGCTATCTGAAATCGGCGGCGGATCTGTTACGTTCCCGCTTAACGAGATTGAAGCGTATAATTATTGCTATACCTCTGGCACGGGCACCTGCAATATTGTTGGAGACCGGCTGCATTGGGTCTCTGGTGACCCGTTCGTACCGCTATTTTTTGACGATTTCAATTTTACGCTGGCTGGTGCTGGCGTAACCATCTCATCATTTGTAAGCGCAAAAGAGATGATTTTGAGCGCGGCTCCGGGGAATGCAACAAATGTTGCGTTTACGTGGCGCGGCATCATTTTTGACCAGCTTTCCACGCTTCGCGTGCAGGCAATCCTTGGCGAAAATGAAGAGAATGTGAACCTCTACACGGTTGCGGGTCAAGAGTTTCTTGGTCGTTATCATGCGCTGCGCGCTGGTACTGCCGGGGTCTATGGTAAATCGCGTCCGATTTACATGGGCTCAGGTTTCTATGGCCCATCTCGGCCTCGCGATCAGGTTGGCTTGTATCCAGAAGATGGCGTCCATGGTGGCTATGTGTCGCTCGGAGGTGTGCAAGGCTATGAAGCTTTGCGCGTGTTCAACCCGACCACCGACAGCGGCGCGACGGCAAAAAACTGGCTTGAGGTGCCGCATGTTGCAAGTGGTTTCAAGCCTGTCATCCGCGCTGCCGGAGTAGATAGCTCCATTGGGTTTAATTTATCCACAAAAGGCAACGGTGAATTGATAGTCACCCAAGACGAAGCCCGCACGCTTCTGAAGGTCAGAGGCAGTGACGATGTGGTCAATTACTTCGCATTCAACGCTTCCATCTCAGGTACATCGCCAGAGATTTTTGCCGAAGGGACGGATGCTAATATAGATTTTGTACTGCATCCGAAAGGTGGCGGCGTCCTACACATATCAACACCATACACCGCGACTGGTGACGTACCTATCACCGGCTATGCCGTGATGAAATTTGCGGACGGTGTGGCTCGAAAAGTTGCAATCATTGATTAATTGGAGGTTCAAAATGGACAATAATGCCGCCGTAGCGCGTGAAATTGAAGCAACTTTGGGCCAATTTGCCATGCAGGTTTGTATGGCAAACGCCACAATAATGGCTCTGCGCCGAGAAAATGAACAGCTTAAGCAGGCTATTGCGGCGGCAGGTAATGATGAGAAACCCGATCCTGTACGCGAAATGATGGAGAGCCGGTAATGGGGGGTCGTGTAGCTGCTAGATCTCTAGCGAGTGCAAGTAAGGCACTGTCTGTGCCAAACGGGTTAGTCAATGATTACGACATTGCGCTTGAAACCGGAACGAACAATGCAGCCTCGCTCTTGGCGGCTGCCGCAACTGGCAAACCTGTATATGTGCCGGCTGGCAATTATTTCGCTGACAACCCACAGGTTGACAGGTTGATTGAGGATGGGGTGTTTTATGGCCCTGGCCGAATTTGGTCGGCTTGGTCCTCTGGCGACAATGAGCAACAGGGCAAGATAGCGGCAGTTGGTATTCCTTCACCCGTGCGCGGTGAAATTGGTGCTGGCGGGCTTGGCCTCGGTTTTGCCGGTGTCATGAAAAATGGACCGTTCCTATGGGCATCTAGCCCAAATGGTTATGCGTCAAAGCCCAAAACCGTGGGTTATCACGAGTTTAACCTCTACCCCACGCTGCCGATCGGCATGGGTATTGGTCAGGCTGGCACGTCCAATGTGCTGTTCGAATATGGCGATCTGTCGCTTGCGGCAGATTATATCGAGGTTGGCGATCTAATCGGCTTTGGCCCTTATACATACAAATATGCTGGTGCGGTCTCAGGTGGGTTTGCTATCAATACGACCGCAGATGTTCCCGTGAATTTTCCTGTCGATACACTGGAAGTGTTTCGCTGGTGCTACGACATCCGAGAAGGCGTTTGCAACGTCGCTGGCAAAATCCTGACGATCGATGAAAGCCAGTCTGATTTTCTCTTTGGTTTTTTTTACTCTGGTTCAAAAAATCGGGTCAAGATTGGCGGTACTTGGTACGCGGTTGAGAGCATTCAAAGCCCCACGTCGCTGACACTCGTTACCGATCTTGGCACTTTAACAGAGGTTTCCTTTATTCAAAAAACGCACTTTGGTGTGGCGACGGGTTTCCGGCTACAATCAATGTTTGGAGGGCGAGAGGAAAATATTGCCCTGCTGCTGAACGAACGTGGTGAGGCTGTCGTATCACTGCAAGGCTACGCTGGTGCTGGATATACGCGGAAAATGCCTCTGGTGATCGAAGGCGGCGTTGGCGATGGTGTTGTCGTGCAGGTGCGCGATAGCGCTGGGAACTCCGACGATCTCAAGCTCAATCCATCTGGCGGCAATTTTGGCGTCGGTGCAAATGCGGCTAAGGATAAAATCCATGCCACCGATGGTGCTATCCGCGCATCGGGCAACACAGAGAATTTCAACAGCGTTGCAGGCGCGTTGATGGATTATTACAATGGTTGGGCGCGTTGGGTCGCGGCTGGAGCCGGTGACGTAGGACATCAGTTTTATACCACCGTCGGCGGCTCTTCAGCTTTAAGAATGCAGATCGGAGCGCATGGCTATCTGTCTCTGCCTGGGACACCAACCTGCGCAGACGATGCGGCGGCGGCGGCTATGTCACCGCCTATCGCGGTAGGAGAACTATATAAGCGCTCAAGCGATGGGGCGTTGGTCGTGCGAATGGCTTAATCGAATCGTCTTACAGGCCGACCCCGGGTCTCCCTCTGGAGAATTCAAAAAAATCAGGAGTCTTTCATGCTCGTCAACAATTGGCGGCAAGTGCTGAAACGCGCTTGGTCCGTTCGCCTCATCGTGGCTGCCGGTATATTTTCCGGCGCTGAGGTTTTTCTTCCGCTCATCGATGGCTATGTCGATATGCCGCGCGGTCTGTTCGCTGCCCTCTCAGGTTTCACCGGTGCGGCCGCCGTTATCTCGCGGCTTCTTGTCCAAAAGGATTTACCCCATGCCGATCAATAAAATCACCGCAACAAAGCGCGGGAAAACGGCTATTGCAGCTGCAATTCTCGCAGCTGCGGTTGGTGGCTGGCAAGGCTTCAGTAGCACATCGTCCTCGACACCGCCGCCTGCGGTTATTCTGGCCAAGGATGCGTTGATCAAGCCATGGGAAGGGCTGGTGCTGCAAGCCCATTGGGATCCGTTCGCCAAAATCTATGACATTTGTTATGGCGAAACGCTGATCAATGGCAAGCCCGTGCAGTCTGGCATGCGTTTCACGAAAGATCAGTGCGATGCCATGCTCGAGCGGCGCGTCTATAATGACTATTACCTTCCGCTGACGAAGAAGGTGAAGGCATTCACGTCTTTTCCTGTCTCTGTTCAAGCCGCGCAAATTAGTGGCGCTTATAACTTTGGCGTCGGCGGCATGGTTGGATCTCGCGCCATGGCACTCGCGATCGGTGGCAAATACCGTGAAGCATGCGAAGCGCAAACCGCGTGGAACAGGGCAGGTGGTCAGGTGGTGCAAGGCCTGGTCAAGCGTCGGGAAATGGGAGACGCGCAGCGCATCGGTGAGGCTGAGGTTTGTGTGAGCGGTCTGCAATGATCCAGCTTGCTGCAATCTGGGCAGTCGTCAAAAAAATAGACTGGCGCATCATTGCCGTCATCATCGTGGCGCTGGTGGCAGCAATCGGGCTGCATCACTGGGCATCATCGCTCAAAGAGCAAGGCCGCATTGAGGTACGGCAACAATGGGCACAAGCACAGCGAAAAGCTGATTTGCTGCATATAGCGCAGGTCGAGGCGCAACAAAAAAAGATCAATGCAACGGATGCCGATTTGGTGGCAACGCGCGCCAACCTAGACGCGGCAAGAAATGAGTTGCGTGCAGCTCTGACAGAGGATCGCGAAAACAATGCAAGCCAATCTGGTGAAAAGCCTTCTGCTGCTCTTGCTTGCCGGCCTATGCCTGACCGCGTGCGCAACGCGCTCAACGCTCTTGGCCGTGGCAAAAGATGACCGCAAACCCGTTGTGTCACAATCCATCATGGCTGATTGCCCCATCTTGAAGCCCATTCCAAAAAATGAAACTCAGGAACAGGGATGGGAGAACCGCGGCAATGACAGGCTTGCTTATGATGAATGCTGGCAACTCAACGCAGCGAAGGCCGATGTGATCAGGGCTTTGCAAAGCTCTTCCAAATAAATCAATTGAAAGGATAGACCCATGGGCGTGAAAGAAGATGTAGTTGCACAATGTGTTGAATCCCATGCCGCGATTGAGCGCTATTTGTCAAAGGCTTATAATCGTCAAAATATGATGATTGCTGCCGTTGAGCAGGGCATTGCTGCCGGCATGATTGCCGATGGCTGCGAGGCAAAAAAATTCCTTTGGGCTCACAAAGCAGCGCTTGGGAAAATTGCTGAGGCCGGGTTGGCGCTGGCCGAGTTGCATCCGGTTGGCACGCAACATGCAAAAGCAAATGGCGCGGACTTGGGGCGGATCACTGAGGTGGGCGGCATCACACTGCCGCAGCCGGAAATGTCGACATTCAGTGGTACACGCTGATGCAGTGGTATCATTTGGCAATCGGGGCATGTGCGATTTTTGCCTACATTGTTTCTAACAATGTTCCAAATGGGCGTCGTTGGTGCCTATTGATAACGGGGTCTTATGTGATCTCGTGCATCTATGCTCACGCTGTACAATATGCCAGTTTCTGGATGCCGCAGCCGGTAGCGATAGCATTCGTTTGTGATGCAATTGTTTTCAAGATCATTGATGAATCGCACGACAAAAAGCAGGACAAAAATGGGCCTCGCTTATTGATGCTCGCTTCCGCTTCCATCAATTTTATACAATTGACGGCACTTATATTTAAAGTGCCAGAGCCTCTCGCTGCGTGGGCACATAGCTCACTGCTCGAAGCCATCACGGCTATCGCGCTGCTTTGGATTGGCGGCTACGGCATTACCAAAAGGCTAGCTGATGGCCAGTATAATGGATTTTATCATATGGGCCATTGTCGCATTAATTTGGCTGCTTTTGCCGTTCAAGTTTGCAAGGCGGGTGAGCAAAAAACCGATGTCCGACAGCCGCTCAAAAGGCGATAAAAATGGACCCGCCACATGATCCAATTCTTTATAAAACAATAGGCGGACTGGTCGGCACCATTGCCGGATTGGCCTATTTTAAAACGCGCGGCTGGCATGATGTTGCCACCAGAGTTTTTGTCTCAATGGCAGCGGCAATTACCTTTTATTTTGTGCCTATTGAATATTTCAACTGGCCGCTCAACAATGAGCGCATCTTTGCCGGTTCGGTGTTGATAGGTTTTGCCGCATGGCCCTTGGCTGGTCTGATATTTCGCTGGATTTCAGATAAATCAAGGCCAGAAAAAGCCCCGTCTGAGTGATCAGGCGGGGCTTTTTTGGTTTTCGATTTTTATCTGATCAAGCATCGCTTGCCAGTATTCTTCTACACGGCGGCATGCTTCACGCGCCGTTTTCTCATATCCATTATTTGGCATAATTCCCTGCTTGCTTTTGGGCGGGTATGCGCCAGACCACTGCCACTTATATTCATTTGGCTGGATTTCCTCGCGTCTGATGCGCCCGGCATAATGGCCATCAATCTTGGTCATAAAATCCTCGAGTAATTCTCCTGTTTGGTGATCGATCCTGTCGCCCCAAGTTCGGACCCATTTATGCTTAGGCTTATATTCGTCTGCCAACTATTCCCCCGTGCAAATTTGTTCTTTAAATGTTCTTATTTTTGGAGAGAAGTCAACGTGGTTTTTGCGTTTGGAAATGCCCTTTAAGGTATTGATATATACCATCGGTTATTTCAATGAGTTTGAAGCTACCATTCTGATTTTATTTATTTAAAATGAGACTTCTAAGCAGGTTGTCGCAGGTTCGAATCCTGCAGGGGTCGCCATAGCCTTGTTTTTCGTCTTGCAGTTTTACGATTGCTGCTGAGGATGACAAAATCTCAACTGAAAGATTTGATGCAGGCTTGCTCTTTCCCAAGGCTTGCCCTCAATCGGTAATAGCGCCTATATACGAGCTTGATCAGATATAGATGGCAAGCAGCGGGATATGTTGACAAAAAAGGGGAAATACGGGCTCAAGGCGTTGGTTTATCTGGCGCAACTGTCTCCGAATGAGACTGCGTTCGTTGCCGATATTGCATCCAAAAATAATATTTCCAAGAAATTTCTTGATACTATTTTGCTGGAATTGAGGAATGGTGGCATTCTGCGTTCCAAGAAAGGGCCGGGTGGGGGGTATGCGCTCTCAAAGCCTGCGTCGGAGATTTTTGTTGGGCAGGCTGTTCGTATTCTGGATGGGCCTTTGGCACCGATCCGCTGTGCCAGCAAGACAGCGTTTGAAGCTTGTGACGATTGCGATCACCCGCAAGACTGCCAAATTCGATTTGCCATGACAGAAGTGCGTGATGCCATCGCCAGCATTCTTGATGGAATGACCTTGGAGGCTCTGGTAAGCAAGACCTCTTCGACGGCGAAAACATTGGATGTGCTGACGCACTCTGCTTAAAGCATGTCGCGTTTTATTGCCTCACTGCATGATTTTCACCTTAAATCGGAATCGGTTTAAGTTGAAAATTATGCCGGAGATTGAAAGCGTTGCAGCCTTCTTTGTAGGCGCTATATGGTGCACAGTGCTATAACGACAGCCAATCTCGATATGTTCACGCCATCAACGCGACCCGAAGGGCCATGCTGACGGTGGTTTTTCATCGATATGAAATCCGCCGAGTTCGACGCTGTTCAGTTGGTGTATCCCGTCATTTAAAGGATAGGTTTCGGCTTGTGTTTGGGTGGTGTGGCGTGATGTGAGATCACCACCGCGGCTTTTCGAGATGCCGGCAAGAGTGGTTTTTGCGGCAATCGCTGCGTCTTTTGCCAATATCGCAGCGGTATTGGCTGATAAGGATGCTTGAAGCGCAGAGTCGGCTGATGCACTGACCTGAGCTATGTCGAGTTTTTGGCCCGCCCGTTCCAACATAGCAGAGGCACCCTCTATTCGCGCGGCCAACTGGCCAACAATGGCACGGGCGGACATGTCTTTACTCTTTGCCTTGCGATGGTGCTCACAAACATTAGCAAATGCGGCTTTGGCAATTCCCAAATCGATGCTGCTGTTGAGAAGATGGGAGAGCGACGCCCATATGGATAGCTCAAGTGAACCGATCGTCAACGGAATCAGGTTGTCGGCAGGGATATGAATGTCTGCGATGTCCATCCACACGTCTGGTTGCTGATCCTGCGGCAACGAGTCGACAGCGGGTCTGAATGCCAGACCATCCGTGTCGCGCTCAAGAAGCGTAAGCACATGTTGTCCTTTGGGATCAATCGCAGGCACGGCAATCCAATCCCAAAAGCCACTCGCGACTGACACGGTCGATGCTGACAAACGAAAGCCTGTGCGATCTGCCGTCAGGTGGGGCCATGTAGATGGTTCATGATGCTCAGGCTCCCCGTAAGATGCGAGTGCGAATTGTTCTCCCGCCAAAGCATGGGAGAAGTGAACGCTGTGTTGTCCTTGTGATGCGAACAGGCGAAGGGCCTCAATAACCTGAAAGTGGCTTTTCAAACACGCACCCAGCTCAACTGCGCTCTCAGCCACCAGCGCGATCACCTCAGCCAAAATGGCATTGGCGATATCCGCGCCGCAATGGTCCGATGGCACAGAAATACCAAGCAACCCCGATGTCGATACAAAAGAGAGCACCTTGAACAGTTGTCTCTTATCCCCGTCGGCGTCATTCAGCGTTGCCCTGATCCTGCCCACGATGTCGCGGGCCGCATTTAGCGCTTCGACCTCTGTGGAAAGCTGCGCTGCGGATTGCCGCCTTTGGTCAGGCAGCCTTTGATCCGACAATCGGAATACGTTGTGCAT